GCTCCTAGTTCTTCTGGCTAGCTGATGACAAATCCGACCGTCTCGCCGCTCTTCCGTGCGACCTCGCGGGCGCGCTTCAGGACGGACGAGGCGAAGTCGGCGGCTTGCTGCGGCGTCATCCCGAGCCAGTGGACGGGCGTGCCGAAGTCGATGACGACCTTGCCGTCCTTCTCGCCGATGGCGAATTGGATCGAGCCTTCGTCCTGCTTGGTGAGTTGGCCTTCTGGATAGTCGCCGACCGCGCCTCGAAAGCCCGTCGTGTTCAACAGGCTGCGCATGAGATCGCGGCGCTCGACGGTGCGCTTGAACTCGTCTCCAGCGTCGTCATCGAATGGATTTGGTCCGTGGTTCGACATGGTTTTCGCTCCTAATTTTCCAGCGGATCAGGAACGATCCGCATGTATCCCGTGGTGAGCCAGTCCCGCCGCTTTTCGCCCCATGATGTAGGCCACGCGCTTATTTCGTAGTACCCGGCGTTTTCCGCCGAAAGTTCTTTTCCGATCACGTTCGTGGTCTTGGCGGCAGGGTCGGCAACCCAGCGCCGGCGCCAGCCCTTAACCGGCGCAAATGGGTCTCGCCCAGGCCAGCTATAATGGGTCTGCCAGCCGTCCTTGTGGTTGACGTAGACCTTTCCGAAGCCGGCATCGTAGATTAGACGCTGAGCCGCTTCGGACAGCCTGACGTGGTCATCGACCTTGTAGATTTCCAAGCTCGCGTCGTAGTGATCCGTGCCAAGGCGGTCGAAGTCTCCGCCCAGAACCTCGCACAAGTCCTCTTCGAATCTGCTCTCGGCAAAGGTGTAAGTCCACCACGAATCGGCGAAGCCTGTATGATCCTTGGCCACGGTCGCTCCTAGTTCTTCTCGACCATTGAGGATGGAGGTTCGTTGGTTCGCACGAAGCTTGCGTGCGCCGCTGCGCGAGCCGCTTCCGGATCGACGGCTCGGAACGCTTCAATGATCATGTGCCGGTCGTGAGACGCGCGATTGGCATCGGCGAGGACATCCTCGATCATGCGCTTCAGTTCGGGCGCGTAGCCCATGCAGCCGAGGGTTCGGCAGAGTTGCCGGGCCGCTGCGCCGGCACTGACACCGGGGCGATATTCTTCGGCCGCAGCACTCTCGATTGCACAGTCAAATTCGGTCTTGGTCATCGTTTTCTCTCCTACTCCGCGCTGTCTGGCGTCCATGCGAGACAGATATGATCGGCTTCAGGATTGAAGCGGTCGCCCATCGTGCAGAGGCAGTCGCCAGTTTCCGCCGCCTCCCGAAAAGTCCTTCCGCCGCAGTCCCAATATTCGCAATTTCGGCAGCAGCGACGAGGCTCTGGCTCAAGCGTGGTCACGGCCGGTCGCTCCTATAATTTCTGGTTCTGAAGGGCGGCAAGAGCCGCCTCGGCCTCACGCCACCGCCGCGCATAGTTGGCCTCGCTATCAATCGCTTCGCGAAGCGCCTCCCACGCATCCTTCAGGGCCTTCAGTAGTTCATCGTTCGTGGCGCGCCGGATCAGCCTTGCATCGGGCATTTCGCCGCTGCGGACGGGGTGACTTTGGGACCACTCGATCCCATCATCGCCAACGTATAACCAGCCGGATATGCTCATGATCAGCTCCTAGTTCTTCTGGCTAGCTGATGACAAATCCGACCGTCTCGCCGCTCTTCCGTGCGACCTCGCGGGCGCGCTTCAGGACGGACGAGGCGAAGTCGGCGGCTTGCTGCGGCGTCATCCCGAGCCAGTGGACGGGCGTGCCGAAGTCGATGACGACCTTGCCGTCCTTCTCGCCGATGGCGAATTGGATCGAGCCTTCGTCCTGCTTGGTGAGTTGGCCTTCTGGATAGTCGCCGACCGCGCCTCGAAAGCCCGTCGTGTTCAACAGGCTGCGCATGAGATCGCGGCGCTCGACGGTGCGCTTGAACTCGTCTCCAGCGTCGTCATCGAATGGATTTGGTCCGTGGTTCGACATGGTTTTCGCTCCTATGACCTTTTGTACATGTAGATGTCAGAGACGGTGCCGTCCGCATCGCGGATGAGAACGTCCCGATTCGGCCAGCAGTGAATGACGCGGAGAGCATGTTTTTGCGCCTCCCGCATCGTCGGGAAGCTGCGCGTCTGGCCGTTGGGCTTTGCTACCGTGAACATTGGCGGCTCCTAGTCTGATCTCGGTGAATTTGAACGATGCCGCCGCTGCTCCGATTGTGCGGCTCGGTACTTCTCAACGTCGGTCGCTTCACGGTAGGCGATGGTCGGCGGCCGGAACTCAGCATCTCGGGCCAGATCCTTCATCTCCTTCGTCACGCTCCGAGCCATCGGGCCGCCCTTGGCGCGGCATTCTTCGGAGCAGAATTTCGGGATCGCTGCGCCATCGTCCATATCTTTGAAGCTACAATAAGTCGTCCAATTGCTCGTCCACACATCCAGCAGACCGCAGATGCAGCAACAGTGCAGGGCTCGACCATTCGACGCACGACGACGTTGGGGACCGACTTCGCTGTTCTTATAGTCAGGGACCCGCACTGGCCCGGCTCCTAAGTTTGATCTGCTGGACCGCTCGGCGGCCCGAAGTGAAGATAGCACCAGCCGTGCCCGAGCCGCCGGCCGATGCGCTCGGCGATGGCGTCCCGGCGTGCTTCGCTGCTGCTGTAGAGGCGGCTGCGCCAGAGGCCCAAGGCGATCTCGCGATGTTCGGGCGTCAGCTCAATCGGCGGCTTGCCGGCCCTGGGTCGCTTGGCGTCCATGCGCCCCGAGCGGGAGATGAACTCGGCCGCGTCCATCAACATGGTAGGAAGGTCGCCCTGGCATCTGGCCTCGCGGCCGGTCGCCACCTCGCGGATCACGCCGCCCTTGTCGAGGATCGCCTTGACCCGCTCGCCGAGCGCCTTGCGCTTCTGCTGCGTCGTCGCCTTGATCGGCGCGAGCAGACCCAGATGCACCACCTCGACAACGCTGCCGGGCCGCAGGGATGCGACCAGAGCGGCAATCATCTTGCCGGACTTGTTCTCGACGTAGACCTCGCCGGTCAGCTTCTCCCGCTGAGCGCCCTCGCTGAAGCGGGGCGGCCAGGGGTTGCAGTAAGACCGGATGTCGTCGGGTTTGTCCGTCATAAGGATATGGATACGATAATAATTGACGGGGCGCAAGCGGGGGCTTATGTAGGGGTCAGATCAACCGTCTGATCAGAAGGACTAGCCCGGATGAGACCTCTGTCCGACGACCTGATCAAGATTGCCGGCCTGCTCCTGATCGATGCACTGGTGCTTCTGGTGCTTTGGTCCTTCACGGGTGCGCCGATGATCGCCAACTACCGGGACCATGGCTCGATATTCATCGCCCGGCATACTGCGCTTGAAAAGAAGGACTAGCCCCGATGGCCCCCGCGAAGCTCACGGCCCCTCAACGAACGATGCTGGCGAAGTATGTGGGCATGGGTCTGACTGCCATGGCCTTTGGCCGCATCGACGTCTGGTCGGCCCTAGTGCGCAAAGGCTATCTGCGGCGCAGCCACGGCCTTGGGGTCATCGAATCTGAGATTACCGACACAGGCCGCCAGGCCATCGCCGAGCAGAAGGACTAGCCCCGTGAGCAACCTGTCGAAGCCTTCCTATGAAGGTCTTGAGCGCTCGCTCGATCAGTTTCGGGCGGATCGCCGCACGCTTCGCGCGGCACTGGAGGAGGCCAAGACCGCTCTTGGTGGCGTGCTGGATGGCGACTTCGTTCCCAGCGGCCGAACCGTCCAATCGGCATTTGATCACGCAGCCCAGACGCTGCTCACAATCAAGTAGGAAAACGCCCCGATGCCCCTCCCCGGCTGCATGATGCCCGATGGTGGTGACCCGTGCGAGGCGTACTCGTCCATGCGAAACCTCGTGGAGCAGATGGTCGAAGCCATCGATGCAGGTTCGATCGATAGCCCGGAGCAGGGTGAACCTGAGGTGGGGATTCCCATTCACAAGTGGCACGAAGAATGGCGCTACTACGCTGGCGTCGCCTTACAGAAGGACTAGTTCCGCCATGAGAGAAATCCGCGACATGGAGGCATTCGCCAAGAGCCAGAGTGTGATCGAGGACATCTATGCCGAACGTCGGCGCCAGATCGATAGCGAAGGCTGGACGCCTGAGCATGATGACGATCACAACGCTGGTGAGCTGGCGCGCGCGGCGGCCTGTTACGCCGTTGGGGGCCGCATTGCCGAATCGGTCGGCGTGGGCATAGCGCGCTGGATTTGGCCATGGACTAACGACTGGTGGAAGCCAGATACAAGGCGGCGCGAACTCGTCAAGGCCGGCGCTCTGATCGTCGCCGAGATCGAGCGGCTTGACCGAGCCGCCGAGAAGAAGGACTAGCCCCGGCGTCCTCAGATCGCCTCCGCTTCGTTATCCACCATAGCCGCCGTACGCCGGATTTCCTCGGCCATGGCGTGTGGGGTAGCGGACGACGCGGAAACGCCGTGTGTGGGCTTTGCTCGAAGCTCCTGTGCCAGGTTACGGACGAGATCGGCCACATGCGCCCGTTCCTCCGGCGCCATCTCAGGCCGCGGCCCTTTCTCCTCCGATTCCTGCAGCGCTCGCTTGGCTCGGGATGCGGCCTTGAACAGCTCCGTTCGCGTCGGCTCGGCCAGTTTGTGAAGCTCCGCCGGCTTGGGAAAGAAGGCGTGGCGGCCGGGGTTCTTGGGGTAGAGTTCGGAGTTGCCCCAGCGCACGAACGCCGCACGGATCGCGAGCGTCGGCATGTCGGCCAAGGCTTCAACGTACACCGCGAACAGCGACGCCAGTTGGTCGGGCGCCAGGTCGGCAAGCCCGTACTTCGGCGCAGCGTCCGTCATGATCGCCATGATCTCGGTCGGAAACGCCACGTAGGCGTCCTTGATCATCGGCTCGGCCATCTCGCGTAGTTCGCCCAGGAGCACTGGCGCGTGCAGGATGCGCCACACAGCCAGCCGCGCGTCCTCGCCCGTCGTGAGCAATCTACGAAGCTCAGGCGTGCATCTGGCGAGCGCAGGATCGGCCGGCGTCCACAGATCAAGCATCAGCGGCCTTCCGCTCATCTTCCTTCTCGGCCATCTCGCGAAGCTTGGCGACCATCGCAGCCTTCTCCGCAGGATCGCGGGGACGGGGCTCGGGCTTGATCTCAACCGACATTGGCTGGACCTTCGGCTTCGGCGGATCATACGCCTGAGGCTCCGGAATCGGAACCCGCTGGCGATTACGGAGCGCGCCGAGCATCGCCGCGCGGCCGGACACCAGACGGTCGGCGAGCGCCACAATTTCCGGGAGCGTCGGGAACCAGGCGGTGCTGTCCCGCGCCTGAGTACCCAGAATTTCGCAGGTTTTCCGCGCCACGTCTGCCGGGTATCGGCTGAGCACCCCAGAGAACAGATCAAGGCCAATCGCTGATTCGGCCTCGGACTTCCGACCGCCAGCCGTCGCCGCCTTCAGCAGGATCAACCAGTCCTCGGCCTGCTGCTTTGTCGGCGCGGTCATGGCGGCTTCCAGCTTCGCGATGGCCGCCGGCAAGTTCGCTTCGTCCGCCACGGTCAGGTCGCATCCGACCGTCACGACGTAGAAGCCCCCATCCTTCGGGAACCGGCTTTCCGTCCTAGGTGTAGCCTCGACGCCGAGCTGCGATTGAAGCCCAGTCCGAATCATTTGGTCGACCTTGGCCGGATCGCCCACGGATAGCAGCCATCGCCTCAAGCTCTCGTCGTCGATTAACGACACGTCGGACCTGGTTTTTCCAAGTTGCAGACCAGTCGAGCTTGGTGGCGTCTTTGACTCGGGCTCGCCAGTAGTCGTGGAATTCATCGGTGACACGTCGAATCTCCTGTGGGTCTAGGCCCTCGCCAATAGCGAAGCCGCAGTCGTCGGAAGTGGGCTGCCAGTCCTCCGGTAATCGACAAGCGGCGGACTTGGGTTTCTTCGGTGGCTTCGTAATCGTCTGCACCGGAAATAACTCAATCAGACCATCGTCGATCGAATTTCGTTCCTCGCGCGCCGAAGGGGCGTTAGCCCCTGAGGATTCTTCTTCTGGTTCTAACTCTGGTTCTGGTATCTGGGGCATCGATCCGGCATTACCGGCGGCACGTGCGGTGGCATTGCCGATCTCAGATTGTTGTGCCTTTTCAGCTTCCCACCTTATATTGGCCCGATCGCGCTGTTCTTTGCTTTTCCGCGCGTCTCGAACCATCTTCCGCGAGTAGATAACTCCAGCGGAGGTGCGGCTGAAGACGCCGTTTTCCTCCAATTCAGCGAGGCCATCGATTACCTCGTCAGTGGCCAGCGCCACCTGAACAGCGAGTTGGTGATCGGTCGGTGTTCGCCCCTTGATAAGCAGATGGCCGCATGGTTCGGCCTCCGCCATCAGGCAAATGATTTCAAGCCAAAGCAGCCGAGAGGAGGGGGAGCACATGCGGAGCGCGCTGTCTGAGCGCCAGTCGCCGCCAAAGAACTTAAACCAAGGCTTCTCGCTCACCTCGGGTACTCATCTTCGTACCCGTCGAACTCGCCGTAATCGCCCTGATCGTCGTCTTCCTGGCACGATGGGCAGTGCCTTCCGTCGCACGTACCCCCTAGATATGCGCAGAAGGGGCGTTCGAAGACGTCAACCGTCTTGAAACGATCACGATCCTGGATTAGCTTATCAGCCACGGGTAGGACTCCTCATCAGTCCGTCAGGCGGCTGGAGCGCAAACTCCACCGCCGCCCGACACTCTCATCTCAGTTCGTTCATCCGTCAAGGCTAGCGTCGATCGCTGGGCTCATGATACCGTGTCCGAACGTGGCGCGCTCGCAATCTCCGGCGCGATCCCACCAGGCCCCTGCGTCGAGCTGGCGTTGGACGCGGGGGCCGATGGGGCGAAGAGAGGGCCGTCACGGCTTCCAACTTGGTCGCCCCAACTGGTCCAGCCAGCTCTGGCTTGGCGGCTGAATAGCTCCAACCGCGGCCCGTCGCACAACTTCTCCAAGCGCACATATTGCTCGTCGGGCTTCTGGCTGTGCTCACGCCGCGGCGCGATGATCAGCTTCCTCACGCCTGCAGAGCGACGCTTCGGTTTGCCGCGCGTGAACAGCAGGCACAGTTCGGGGTTGGCCCGCGTCCAGTAGCCCGTACCCATCGGGAAGAGCTTGTGGTCCGGCTCGTTGTGCAGGAGGTGGCGCGTCGACCCCTTCCGGCGCGTCTTGATCCAATAGAAGGCCGGCGTCTTGAACTTGAAGCCCCATGCCGCGCCGACCTCCAGCGCTTGAGGGATCATCGGATCTACCGCCCACATGCAGAGGACGCAGTCGGGCGCCGCAAGATCAGCGATCGGGAGCGCCTTGATCTCGTCCAGCGTCATGGTCGCGTAGTGGCGCTCGGGCCGGTTCTGCCGTTGCTGGTTGCGCGTCACCGGCCCATCTGGGCAACGGTCACGTCCGCTCGCCGACCACGTCTCGAAACGCCACGCCGGGTCCGCAAGGATCGTGCCGAATTTCCCCTCAGGAAACGGCGTCATCGCCCGAACTTCCTCTTCGGCCACATGGTCTTCACCTTCGGGAACGAGCGTCCGCCGCGCATCTTGGGCTTCGGCCTGGTCTCCGGGTTCGATTTCTTGATGATCCGGCGAATGTGGCCGATCACCTTTAGGTCCTTCGGCGTCTTGACCTGATCGCACGCCTTATGGAGCGGCCAGATTGCGTCGTCGCTGTCGTCGCCCGTGATCCACAAAACGAAACGATGATCGTACACGACGTCAGCCCCGCGCATGGGAACCGGCTCGCCGCAGTTGCCGCACAGGCCGCCTCGCGCGCTCCAGATGCGCTCCATTCGTGCGGGGGTCATGGCTCGGCGGACGGTCATGGCCGATAGACCGCAGCAATATGCCGAGCTAGCGGCAGCGGGATTTTGGCGATCTTGGCGCTAGCGGCTTTGCGGGCTGGCGATTTGGAAGATGAGGTGCGACTGGCCGAAGTCGCGTCGTGGAACCAGGTTCCACCCTGCTTTATGCCTTCCTCTTGGTGGCGATCAGCCCGGGCAGCGACTAAGCCGTGAACTGGATTTTGGTTGGTTTCTTTTTGGCCGGGAGATCCGATATTGAACCACGAACCGCCGCCATTCTTGCGGCCTTCCGCAACATGGGCCTCAACCGATGCAGTCTGAAAAGATCGACCAGAGCCGTCAAATCTGAAACCAGGGTTCTTTAGGCCCTCATCCCATCCCCTCGTGCCGGTGAAGTTGGAACGGTTGATGTTCCATTGTTCGCCGGCTTTCACCTTCTGGCGCTGGTGGTATCGCTGGATAGGCATGAGTGCCGGCACGTCACCCCACAGGAAATAGGATCCGAACGCCCAGCGGGCACGCCCTACCCACGGCTGGGCACCTTTCACATTCTCGACGATCATCGGGATATGCCGACCAGCTGCCTCCGAAGCCTCACGTTGGATACGGAAACAGGCTTCGAAGAGGCGGTTCAGTCGTTCAAGTTCGGCCCCCGTCTCATCGGCTCGAATAGCCTTCGCCTTCGCCTTCGCCAACGACCAAGGCATCGCCATGTAACTGTAGGCTTGGCATGGGGGTGATGCGCAAATCAGCGATGCATCTTTGAACTGCGATCCATGCAGCGTGAGCACGTCCTGAAGTACGAGTGAGAAATGATCTGGCTTCGGTAATCCGAGTGTGGCCGACATATCTTCGATGTCGAAGCCGATGACGTGAAAGCCCTCGGCGATGCAGCCTTCGGCCCAACCGTGAATCCCCGTGAAGAGATCGATAGCGAGCGGCCGACTCACTTCCCCTCCACCACGGCCAGAATCACCGGCCTGAGATCAGCCCAGCTTGTCGGCTGGTTCGCGGCTCTGCGTCGGGCTTGGAGGGTGCTGCAACGGCGAACGATCTCGTCCGCTATCTGGTCCGGCGTCCGAAGCGCGCTGACACGGTCGGCGGCTGATACGGCGAGGACCTTGGCTTTCAGGAAGCCCGTCGAGAAATAGGCCAACGCCTCGCACAGGCGGCCGATCGCCCCAGCCAACCGAAAGTTCGCTAACGCGTAGATGTCGGCCGCGCTCGCAGCTCTCCGCTCATGTTCGAAGAAGTCCCTCATGCTGAGCACGAGCGGCGGCGGCAGATCGCTCACAGCAGCCCACCGCGCCCATGCGAATAGATACGCCGGTCCCACGCTTCGGAGTGCTGCTTGGCGTGCTTGCGGACGCCGACCAACCAACAACCAAAGGCGTCGGCCTCGTCATGGACTTCGACCGGGACGCCAGCGCGCCGGGCGACCCGAACCATGTCCACCTTCTTCGCATCGCCCCGGCCGGCGAGTTCCTTCTTCACCGACCCGACGTCCACAAACTCGTACGGAATGCCAGCGTCGTAGCATTCGAGCACGGAGATCGCCGACAAGCCCTGCAGCATCATCGTCGTCTCAAGCTTCGTGGGGTAGATGATCCTGCCGTCCTTGATGAATGCCTTGGGCAGGATGGGCTTCTCGGCCATGACGTGCGTCGGCTGGTAGCGGCGCAGCAGCCGACGGAGGAAGCGGCGGAACTCGGAGAACGCCTGTGCCCGCGTCTCGCCATCGGCAGGGGCGAGTTGGACATGGCCGAACGCAGGGATGTCTGAGCCATCGCCCGCGACCCACCCCACGACACCAGCCATGTCCAAGCCGATGAGCATCAGACCGCTTCGTCTTCCCGGTCGCCGACGACGGCCTGGCGAGCGATTTGGGCACCGAGTTCGGCAGGAGTCGCTTCGAAGTCGTCCGGCGGATTGTCGGCCAGATGCTGGTCGCAGCCGACCCACGCCGCTTCCTCGCTGAGATAGGTCGCGGGCAGTTCGACCTTGTCGGGCGTCTCGCCAATCCAGCCGCCGTCGAGCAGGGGATGGGTCATGTAGCCAGCGGCGGCGGACGGATGCGGTTGAGCGTCTGCGGCGCCGTCGGCGTCGGTGTCCGCTTCCGAATCGGCATCGCCATCCGTCTTGCCCAGCGCCATGACCGTCGCCGTCTCCGCATCGTGCCAGCCGCGCAGGAACAGTTGCACCATCCGCTCCGGACAGCCCTTCGGAGCCTCGCACGCCTCGTTCCGGTGGTAGGCCAGATAGCCCTCGGACCGCCAGCGGTTCTCGTCCTGCACTTCCAACGGAAGGTCGGACTGAGTCGCGCCCTCGGACATCATCAGCGCCCGACGCTGGCGAATGCGCTTGACCTCGTATTCGTGGTCTTTCGCGGCGCCGCGGGCGATCTCGGCCAGCCGTTCCTCGATCTGCCAGCGCGGGAAGCCGGCGGCATTGGCCAGCCGGAACAGCTCCGTCTGGTCCGTCGTCGCCTCTTTCAGGTACGCCCGGCGCTTGTCGATCTCGACCTTCTGCTTCGTGATCTTCGACAGGAACGAGAGGAACTGAACGATCTCAGCTTCCTCGATCGCAGCCCGGTTGTCGTCGGGCTTCAGTGTGCGCCCGTCGCCGCCGTTGCCAGCCGTGGTCTTGGGTCGTCTCGCCATCGTGTTCTCCTGAGGTCAGTTGATAACTGTTATGGGTGCGGGTTAACTGACGCGCCACACTCTCACGGCTTTGCCCGCCGCTCGCGTAAGAAAGTCAACGCCAGCATGTTGCTTCTTCAGCCGGCTGATGGTGGACCTGACAGCCGTCACCGAATGATCGTCGATCACCCGGTTCTGTTGCACCGGAATGGCCAGCAGCCGCGTGGCCAACTTCTCGGGCGGTGGTGTGAGTTCGTCTATCGCCATGAAGCCGGAAGCTAGGCATCGTCGAAAATAATTGCAAGCGTCGAAATAATGTTTGACACGGCTCGCGCTTCGATTACGTTCGCTTCAAGGCTCGACGGTCCCGTTCCCCCCAACGCCCCCACTGTCGAGCCCCACCAATTCAAGTAAGCTCCGCCAGAGCTTCAGGAGATCGAGATGCGAGTGAAGATTTTCGAGGTTCGCGACCGAGGCACCCACATTGAGGTGTTCGCGCTGAGCACGGAACCGAGCGCCGGCCAGGAATATGGGCTTCAGCGCTGCGGCTTTCACAGCGGAGACGCCGTGATCGTGGGCTATCTCGACGGCGAGCGGAATAGTTCGGCCGATCCCTATCATTGGGACACCCGGACCATGAGCAACGCCCACCAGTACATCACCGACCATTTCGACGAACTGAGCGATGGCGACGTGATCGACGTTCGGTTCATCCTCAAGGAGACCGATGCGCCATGTCAGAGCGACCGTTACTGGACTCCTGCATCCGCTGCGGCGGGACGGGATGGATAGTCGTCTACCATTACGCAGACCCTCCCGAGCAAGAATCGTGTCCGGTCTGTGATCCCTTTCGAGAGCCACCAAAGGAGACCAACGCTATGAACTACACCACCGCAATCTTCCTGGTGAACCGGGACGTGCGAGCCGTGCTCGTGACCTACGAGGCGGACGAAGTCGGCAAGCCGCCGACCGCGCCGCGCGAACTGTTCAAGACGTTCGATCAGTCCATCGCCGTGGACGATCTGGTCGTCGTGCCCACAGCCACGCGCCACCTGATGACGGTGGTCAAGGTTGTCGAGGTGGACGTGGAGGTCGACTTCGACTCCAACAAGGAAGCAAAGTTGATCATCTGCAAGACTGACCGCAGTGATTACGATCGCCTCCTTAAGTTGGAGGCGGCCGCGATCCAGGCCATCAAGTCCGCGGAAGTGCGCAAGCGCCGCGAAGAACTGGCCGAAAAGCTTCTCGCCGACATGGACCCGGATGCTGCGGCGCGGCTGAAGGCCCTGTCCGCTGGCGACGCCGTGGCCATTGAAGCGCCGAAGGCTTCGAGCTAACCTCATGTTCTCGTCAGAGGCAGTCCTGACCCCGTGTCCAATCTTCCCAGGGGAGAGACTGCCCCCAGCGTCCATGCGGACGCAGCTTAGCGCTACGCGCGAAGCTAATGGCGCGGCGGCGACCCAAGGGATTGGACGAAGGGTCGCCGCCCACCCATTGGACCTGACGAGCTTCCAGAAATATCTAGCAATTACCGATACCTGCCCTGGTGACCTTAGCCCTACAGGAGGGGTCGGTTCTAGCGGTATGCACCGCTAGATTAGCCTGGGATGCATTCTCAGCCCCCAAAGGGCGGTGAAAGAGGGAGGGCCGTAGGGCACTAGGTCGAAGGCCCTCCCTCGGAAGCCGCAGGAGAACGAAATGTCGAGTTGCGCAAAGTGTGGAAAGCACCCGCTGAAGAAGCCCAAGGTCGGCCCGCGCAGATGTCCGCACTGCGGCGTCTCGGCCTTCAACCAACGACTGGCCCGGCTTCAACCACCGGGAGCGCCGACGTGATCCACGCTCTGTTGGTGCTTGCTGGCGATCTCGCCGAACTTGGCGCCGTTTTCGTCGCCTTCGTCGCACTGTGGCGCACCGTTCGGGTCGAATGGTTCTGGCCCGCGTCACTGGAGGTCCACGGTCGCTATGCCATCCGAACGTGCTGGTGGTTCGTCTACGCGAGCGCCCTTCACGGCGCCGCAAATATCGCGACCCATTTGGCCGGAGCCCACTGATGCAGGTGTTGACTTATAACTCAACAAACGCCCCTCCGAAGATGGCGTGGCTGGCGCAGATTGTGACGGCCGACGGAGTACACCCGGTCTACTTCCACGGCCTGACGGAGGAGATCGTCCGAGCCGCAGCGGAGAAGTGGTGGGCCGACCAGACTCGGCCAGACGGACGACGCGGGCCGAAGAAGGCGAAGGTCGCGGCGACGGTGGATAACAGCGAAGAGGCCATCTGATGGGCCGCTCCCCGATCATCGACCTTGAGGTCTACATCCACCACCAGACCGAGGGCGCTATCCTCGTCTCAAGCGACGACACGGCCGGCGAGAAGGTCTGGCTTCCCAAGTCGGTCGTCGAGATCAATGGCGATCCGACAATCCCCGGCGATGCCGAGATCAGCCTTCCGAGGTCCTACGCAGAAGAGAAGGGACTCGCCTGATGGACGTCATCAAGTGGGACGGGAAGCCGATCTCCAAGCCGGGGATTTACCAAAATGTGCCGATGTCGGCCTACCATGGCCAACTGACGGTCGGCCCGAGCATCAGCCGCAGCGGCCTATGGAAGCTCTTCGACAAGAGCCCGCGCCACTACTTCCGTGAGAGTTACCTGAACCCGGAGCGCGAGGAACAGGAGGAGTCGGAAGCGCTGTTGCTCGGCCGCGCAGCTCACCATGCCCTGCTAGGCGAGGCTGACTTCGCCAAGCACTTCGTGATCCGGCCGGAAGTGTGGGATAGTTGGCGCACGAAGGACGCGAAGGCGTGGAAGGCGCAGCAACAGCAAGCCGGGTTCGACGTGTTGGAGCCGAAGCACCTTGACCAGATCAGGGGCATGGCGGCCGGTCTCAACGAAGACCCGCTCGTCCGCGCCGGCATCCTGAACGGCTTGATCGAGCACACCATCGTCTACCAGGACCCGGAGACGAAGGTGTGGATCAAGGTGCGACCGGACGCGATTCCTACGGACGCGATCGATCTAGCCGACCTCAAGACTGCAGCCGACATTTCCGACGAGGGGATTGACAACGCGATCGGCCGCGACGGGCTCTACCTTCAAGGCGCCCTCACGGGAACCGCAGTTCGCACCGTGGTCGGCCAACCCGTCAATGACTTTGCCCTCGTGTTTGTGGAGAAGGCAGATCCATTCTGTTCTAGGGTGAAGTTGCTCAAGCCAGCCGATCTCGCGCTTGGCGAACTGACCGCGAGGGTCGCCCTGGATATGTTCAAACGCTGTCTCGACAGCAGCCAGTGGCCCGGACCAGGCGGCCGATCCGGCGATGCCGGCTACGCCGAAATGAAACCCTATCAGCGCGCCAAGATCGAGCGGCGCATTCTCATCATGCAGCAGGAGCTTTCCACTTGAGCGACGAGACCGAGACGCCGTCTACGACGAGCCGTGCCCTGGTGAAGGCGGGAGGCAACGTCGGCGCGCTCATCCCGCAGGACTTCGACCAAGCCTATCGGTTGTCCCGCGCCATCGCTGCGTCGGGCATGGCACCTAAGGGCATGAACTCCCCGGAACAGGTGCTCGTCGCGATCATGTACGGCGCCGAACTCGACATGGCGCCGATGCAGGCGCTTCAGTCGGTGGCCGTGATCAACGGGCGTCCCACACTTTGGGGAGACGGGCTGCTCGCGCTCGTTCTCCGTCAAGGTGTCGACGTCAACGAGCGCATGGAGGGCGAAGGCGACGAGCGCGTCTGCATCTGCAGCGCCACGCGGCCGGACACAGGCAAGACCGGCGAGCAGCGCTTCTCCGTCAATGACGCGAAGAAGGCCGGTCTGTGGACCAAGGATGGTCCGTGGAAGACCTATCCCGAACGCATGCTCAAGATGCGCGCTCGGGCATGGTGTCTGCGCGACCTCTGCGCCGACATGCTTCGGGGCGTTCAGGTCCGCGAGGAGATCGAAGATACCGTGGAGGTTGTGCCCCCGCCAGTTTCCGGGCTCGCCACTCGCCTCCAAGAACAGCGCCACGCGCCCGAAGGCTTCTCTCAGGACGGAGTGACGAAGACGCTCAACGGCGAACAGGACGCGCCAGCCGAGATCGTGGACGCCGAGGTCGAGGAAATCGCCGTCGAAGACCTTGGGCTGAAGACCGGAGCCGACCTTCTCGCCGAGCAGGAAGCGACGACCGTCGAAGACGAGCAAACCCAAGCCGCCGACACCGAAGGCGTCACCGCCGGCCACGCGCGTCCGAACGAGGTCTACTTCCTGGACGGCGAGACGTTCAACACGAAGGACAAGCGCCAGAGCTACAAGGACGGCCGACCGTTCAGCATGCTCGGGCCGAGGGCGAGCATTCCGGTCTATGCTGAGCACGCACCAATCGTCGGACAGGCCGCTCCGGTGGAAAGGGTGGACCAGGGTAGCCAACTAGAGCCCGCATCCATCAGGGACAATCCTGAGGATCGGACGGAGGTGGCGGACGAAAGCGCCGAGGGGGAGCCGACGACATCGAAATCCCCAGCTTCCTCCGACGACTCGCCGGCCCTTGATGATGAGGCCGAGTTCGAGGACATCACCGACCCGTTCGTCCTGTTCGATGAAAACGTCGGCGAACTCGGATCGTGGGCCGAGATCAAAGCATCCCTCGCCGCACTGCGGAAATCCCCGGCGTGGGTCGATGCTACCAAGGGCCAAGTCCACGGCGCGTACCGAATGGCATGGCTAGCCGCGAAGGCGCTGATGGACGCCGGCCGAGGCTCCGTCGATCCGGGCGCCGATCCCACGCTGTTCCTCTGTTGGCTCACGACAGCCAAGGACGCCGACGAGGTCGACGGCACGCTCAAGCTCGTGCTGATGAAAAGTCCCGCGTGGAAGGCCCTCTCTGAGGTGCAGCAGGAATCGGTCCAGCGGCAAGCTGACGAGGCCAAGGCGGCGCTCAATGGGTAATCCCCACGCCGAGCCCCGCCAAGTCCTCAGCCTATGGCGCGGGACGATCAACGCGCCGCCGCTTCCGAGAACGGCGAACGAGATCATCGAAGACATCTGCCTAGAGCACGCCTGCACCGTCGATGAAATCCGGGGCAAGAGTCGGGTGCGTCGGATCGCCCACGCGCGTCAGCATGCCGCTTGGGAACTCCATCTTCAGATGCACCCGCGTCGCCTTGACGAGTCCCGCTGGTCATACCCCAAGATCGCGGAACTCTTGGGGTATGGCGACCACACGAGCGCGTACTGCGCCGTCCGCGATTACAAGCGTCGGAATCAAATCGCGACTAACCCGAAAGGAAATTGACATGGACACCGAAATCGCCCGCGCCACGACGCAAATTGCATCGGCGTATCTGCGCCGTAGTTACACCGACGTGGCAAAGGTTCCCGCTATCATCACGGACGTTGCTCGCGCGCTCCAATCGGCGCGGGACGGCATTCCTGAGCCCGAGTGCCCAGAGGGACTGCCCAAGCCATCCAAGCCGGCGGTGCCGATCGCCCGCTCGATTCAGCCCGACTTCCTCATCTGCCTCGAAGACGGGGCCAAGCTGAAGATGCTGAAGCGCTATCTGAGATCGCACTTTGGCCTGTCGCCTGAGGAATATCGGCGTCGGTGGAAACTTCCGGCGGACTACCCGATGATCGCGCCGGACCACAGCGCCGCGCGATCTCTCGCCGCGAAGGCCGGTGGCCTCGGCCGGAAGGTCGGAGACGGCCGCGCCAGATAGCAAAACGCCCTCAGGCCGTGGGACCTGAGGGCGCTAAGCTTCACACCTAGAACTGAGTGGATTACGCAGCCGAGACGGTGACGGCAGTCGTCCCGGTGGCGCCGGTCGAATCCGTGGCCACGACATTGACGGTGTCCGTCCCCGCAACCGAAGCCGCATTGACCGTGCCATCGCTGTTCAGGCTGGCGCCCGTGTTCACGAAGGAGTCGGACGTGGCGAAGGTGTAGGAGCCATTGCCGCCGGAAGCGCTGAGCTGAGTGCTGAACGGCGTGCCCACCGAACCCGAGATCGAGGTCGGCGAGACGGAGATGGCGCCAGGCACACCAGCCGGAGAGCCAGTGGCCGCAGTCAGGGCGGCGGTGCTGGCGTCCACGGCCGCCTTGGCGGTGTTGACGGCATCCACGGCCGGCTGAAGATCGACGGGAGGGGAAGCAGCCGAGCCGATCCCAGCCGCGATGGCGGCCTTGGTGGCGGCGGTGTTTTCATCGACGGAAGTTTGCAGAGCCGTGGTGGCGGCGAGCACGTCAGAGAGAATGGCGGTCATTTTTCGGAATCCTTCGTTGTAGGCTTTGACGAATGCGGCCGTCAGGCGGTCAACGCTGGCGGATTCGCGGGGGCGACGGGTCATGGATATAACCTGAGCGGCGAGAATGCCGAGTAGGAGAACGCACGAGATGGCAGAATAGTCGATCACGATTTCGCGGCTGCGGCCTGAAGCGACGTGACGGCCGAAGCGTAGTCCGCCTCATACTGCTTGTGCAGCGCGTCCAGTTGCGCCTGAGCGGTCGCAATGTCGGTCGTGGACAGGTTCGTCTTGACGGCCGAGAACGCCGCCGTGGCCTTCTGGTAGATGGCCAGACCGGCCTGAGCGGCGGCGAGGATTTCAGTGATGATGACGGGCAATGGAGCCTCCTATTGCGTGGGCGGAGTGATCGCGGCGAGGTCCGCCGCCGAGTTGATGGCCGCCTGCGCGTTTGAGGCGATGGCCGCTGAGTTGCCCAGCGTCACGCCAGCATGGGCAGCGGCGATGTAGCCATGGACCTTCTGAACGAGATCGAGGGCTTTCTGGGCGCTGGCGCCGTGCAGGAGCCCGACGTCAGCCGCCTTCTGTGCCGCCGCGGTCGCGACGTCCGCTACCGTCTCTGCCGCATAGAGGCCGTGGGTTGCGTCGAGCGTGACCGTCGTTACCACCGACGAAGTGGAAGTCGAGCCAGGCGAGAACGCATTGAGTGCGGTCGAGAGTTCCGCGCAGCCGCCGAGCGTCCCGAGCGCGAGGCATCCGGCGGTGATCAAGAGCAGGCGCTTCATGTCGTCTCCTTTAGGCGTGGTAGAACGTGTGGTGCCCGATCGTGCAGACACGGTTTTGCTCGTTCGCCCATGCTGGCATGTGAGCGGGATTGATGATCGCGGGGTTGAGGTAGAGCACCGCCGCGTCGGTCATCTCGGTATAGCCGTCCGTCGCGACGTAGCTATCGTTCGTGACATCCGTCGCCACGTTCCGACAATCGCTCCAGACGGGCGATTGGATGGCCCCGGCCAGCAGAGTGCCGGCGCGAGCTTCCGCCTCTTCCAGCGTATGGCAAACACGGGTGTAGTGGCCGTTGACGAAGTCGAACCAGAAGCCGCTGAACTGGTCCTTGTGCAGCACTGTTCCAACTATCGTTCCGTCGGAACTGTAGCGGAGGCGCTTGCGGTTCAGGATCACGCGAGCGACCGCAGCCTTCCCATCGTCGCTCTCGCCGCGGGCTTCGTCCCACACGGCCAGAGCTAGTAGGGTGAGGTCGTCCATTACCCCGCCACCGTCTTGGGCTGAGTGACTGTCGTGCTGTCAGCGGGCGCGATGGCTACGGCTTGCTTGACGATGGCCGCATTGGTCGCCGCCGCAGTTTCGGTGCCGCTCTTCGTGCCGCCGAACAGATTGTTCCCGATCAGGATGAGCAGCCCGACGAGCGCCGTCGCCAACTGCATGAAGCTCGCGACCGCCAAGAGCTTTGGATTGCCCTGCACCATCAGCAGAAGGAAGCCCACGATGGCGAACGAGCCGACCAGGAACCAGTCACGACGGTCAGGGATGAGGCGGCTGATGATCGACTGGCTTGGAGCCTCAGTCGGTATGGTGATCGTGATCGGATCGAGCGGCTGTAGATCGGTCACTGGCGATTCCCTAATCAGATGCTCGCCTTAGCACCGCCCGTCGCGCGCGTCTATGTGCCGGTCGTGAGCTTGCGGACGGCTTCCTTCAACGCAGCGATGTCTCTTTCAGCCTCGGTGAGCCGCTGGTCCAGAGCTGCGTGCTCATATTCGCCAGCCTCGATGCGCTCGTTGATCCGGCCGGCGGACTGGCGGTGCTGGGTATCTTGGTCCTTATCGTTCATGACTTTGGTTCAACTGGCGACATCGGATTGGCGCGCTCTTCGGCCCTTCCCTCTTCGCGGCCCTTCAGGAGACTATTCTCGGCGATGAGCGCTTTCAGTTCCGCGAGCGTTCCATCAACGCGCCCGCTGAGAACGTCTATCTGGACAACCGATAGAGCAGCCTTCTTCGACGCCTCTTCCGCAGCCCGCGCAAGCCGTCCCGTCCGCATGAATTGGGCGATCGGCAAGCCAAGGGCTAGGATGGCTGCGAGGCCAGCCAGAATGGGTCCGATGGTTGTCCAGTCAATCCGGTCCATCTCACGGGGCGCCGTGGTGGATCTGAATGTAGAGCGTCGCCGCTGTCGCCAAGGCCCCCAAGATCGCCCCCACCCCTACCGCAGCCCCAAGCGACCATGTCACCATTTCGATCTTCGGGCCAGCCCACGCCTTGAAGCTAGTCAGTTCTCTTTGAAGGGCCTCGACCTCTGCGTCCCGATGCCCGGTGTCGTAGTCGGCGTTCGGCACTTTCATTCCACCGGTGGTTAAATAGGCCGGCTACGAAAATCACTCCAGCCGTGGCTGAGACTATGCCGAGCAGAGATAGTGCGAACGACATCTCCACCCCCTGGCCACGCAACGATTATCAGCTCCGCGAGAAGTGCGCCGCTACGCACGTTACCATAGAGTTTGAACAGGTTGAACGACACCAAGTTGTACGGCTGATCCCGCATGGGGAACCACGTCCACCAGAACCAGGCATCGACCACGAGCACGAGTCCGGTGATGGTGAAGAACATCCAGAGCCAGGGGAGCCGCACCTTTCCGACATCCTTGAACGCTGACCACGCGAGCATGATGTGGACCGGGATCATGGGCAGGTAGACCCAGGGGTAATCTTCCTGGCGGTGGAAAATCAGCCAGACCACCATGGAGAAGACCCAGAGGAACAGCAGGGCCGCCGAGAGCCCGTAGGCCGTCCCGTGGGAGAAGCCCTTGCTCCGAGACATGCGGACGTAAGCCAGCGCGATGAATGTCGCCAGCGTTCCGATCACATAGGGAGCAAGGGTTTCCATGGTCAGTTGTGGTGCGGCGGAGGCGGCGGCGGCTCGCCGTCGTAGGGCTTCGGTCCCGGCCGAGGCTTGGGAGTCGGCTTGATCGGCGGGGTGTCTGTTTCTTGAACGCGTGGGGACATGGTTGGCTCCTTTGATGGGTTAACTGTTGGCCAGCGCTAGCATGTTCGTCTCCATATACGGAGGCGCGTTGCCGAAGGTGGATGGGTGGACGAGGTCAGGACCGTAGCCGGACGGCATGGGACAGAAGGTCGAGCCGTCCGTGTAGGTCTGGGTGGTGTACGTCGGGCGTGCCGCGAGGGCGGCGGACATCGCGGTGCGGAAGTCGGCCGGGAACGCACCCAGGGAGTTCGCGACCTCCGGATTCTGCCTCAGGATCATGCCGCGCCAGCGGACTGGTAGCGTCGGGGCCTGGGCGTTGAACTGATCCATGACCCAGCCGCATTGAGTCTGGTGTGTCGCCACCGGGATGTTCGGGAGCACCGCCTGATCGTTGGACTGGAGGTCCATGGCGACCTTGGTAGGATTGAGGGCGAGGACCGCGGTGACAAACGCAGTGGCGAGCGGGAGTGTGCTGGCAACGTCATTCAAACGTCGCGTCCCCCACGACCACAGGGTCACGGACCCGTTGTAGCCACCGTTGGCGGACCCACGCGCCAATAGCCCTGCCCAGCCGAACGTCGCTGGGCTGACCCCCACGCCGCCGGAATCGATGCTGTCGCCGACGACGAGCAGCCTGTTGGCCGGGGTCGTCGGGCTGTTCTGCCTCATCGGCGCGTCCCAGCGGGCGCGGATCGGGTAGGTGCCCTGCGGTGCAGCCCCCGCCGAGAATGCAGCCTGAGCCGGAACTATGATTTGCCGCACCGTGTTCGATGGCCCGGCGGGCAGCAGAAGCCGGTTCGTCGTGTACGGTGCGTTCGTGACCGGCGGGATCATGAACCAGCGATCGGGGATCACCACGATGCCATTTATGAATGATCGCACGCATATGGCCTGGGGGTAACCGGTGACGTAGACGTCAAGGTCGACCCGTCGTGCGCCTCCGACGAACTCCCAATATGCACCGTTCCCGACATTCCAGTACGGCTCGCCATTGCCGGGCGTCACGAGCGTCGGCACGACGCCGTTACAGAACAGCATACTCGGTAGCAGGAGGTTGGTCTGGGCCACCCTCATTGGAGGCCCTCCGCAGTCACACCACGACCGAGGGAGACGTTGAAGGTGTTGGCGGCCCAGCCCATGTTGGGCGCGTCTTCTATGGTCATGTTCGTCCCGACCCACTCCATACCGGAGACCGCGAAGCCGGTGTAGAATGCCATAGGATCGGTGGACAGCGCACCATTGACAGCACCTTGGGTTCCATTACCGCCGCCCTTGAGGACGCCGTTCAGGAATACGCCGGCCGACAGGGTGTCCCAGCGGGAACCCATTATGGTCCCCTTTGTGAGAGTGGATGTGGCGCTGGCCTGAGTGCGGCCGGTCCCGGCCCCGGCCCAGTTGTCGAAGATGAGCAGGCTGCCGTTGTTGGGGTATAGACAGAACTTGGCCGCATTGACGTTTGGCGATGCCACGGTCCCAAACTGGCCGACGGCCCCGCGCGTCGAGACCGATGAGTTGACGAGGTTGTAGAACCCGAGCGTTGCCCCCGTGGCCGAGATCGCCGTCGTGGTCGGATCGACCCCGTAGCTCATGATCCCGCCGCCCGTTGAGACGTTGCCCAACCCAGTGGCCTCTGAGTAAGAAAGGCCCCCCGTCGAGGTAATCTGCGTGTCGAGTTGGTAGCCGTTGGGCGAGATCAACGGGATGCGCGCGGCGGTGATGTCGTTGCCGCAGCGGGGGTTGAGGTAGATGAGCTTCGGGAGCAGCCCCGCCAGGGTGAGGTCGACCTCAAGCGCCTGGAGGGCTGCTAAGGTGTTCGCCGAGTAGGTGCTCCCGTTGGCGATGACGGCAGCGGCCCAGCCATTTGCATGCGGCGTCGGAATAGGAGGGCTGCCTGAGCCCTTTCCCAGCAGAAGAAGCTGCTGTCGACGGTTCATAGGGTGTCGATATACAGGTTGAGGTCAGACGTGCTGGCTGGCGTCACCGTGTTGGCGGTCACGAGCGCCCAATAGGTGTTCTTGCTCGGGGTTGTGTCCTGATTGGTGAACTGGACCGTCTGGTTCTGCAACTGAGCATACGTCGCTGTGTCCCAAGCTCCAGGCGCATTGCCGAGAATCAAAAGAAATGGCGCCCCACCGATAAGATAGGGAAGGTCAGCCGCATTCAGCACGAACGCAGCCTTATCCGTGATCGTGGAAGTAGGAAGCTTGCTGAAGCCGTAGGCGTAGATCTGGTTGGCGGAGGCGCCTTTGGATCGGACGGCGAGAGCCGTGATGAAACCAGACCCTCCGGCGCTTCCGAGGTTTGCCACCGTGATCAGGCCGCCCATGTCGTTGCCGACAGCATAGGACGCATTCTGCACGGTGATCGTCGGCGCGACCGGGACGTTGTTGCCGGTCGGATTGCCGTTTGCATCCAGCGGAACCGTCGCTACGGTTTGAAGCAGGAGGCCCGCACCGGGCGACCAGAAGGGACCGATTGTCATTGCTGATGCCTCAGTGCGATGGAGTTGGAAGGGGGAGACGGAGACGCCTTGGGTGATCTGGCGCTCAACGTCCGTCGAGCCCGCGCGTGGCCATTCTCCAGCGTCCTCACCCGTTCCCGCAGCGAAAGCGTCTCAGCCATGATCAGCGGCACGAGCTTCGAATAGTCGACTTGCCAGGGCACGAAGCCCTTGTCAGTCGGCTTGACCTCTGGCGCACTGCCGATGGTCACGGCGTCTGTGGGATAGCCTTGAGCCTTGAGCAGGTCGTAGAGTTCCTGAGCCACGACGCCCATGCCAGATCCACCGCGGACCCAGTCGAACAGGTAGACGTTCACCCTGTCGAAGAAGGCCTTGGAACTCAGTTTGCGCAGATGGGTCTTCAGGCGTCGATCGGACGAGGTGGCATAGGTCGTAGTGGTGCCCGTGACGCTGATGGAGCCAACCGCTGTCGCCGTCTGGTAGAACGTGCCGACAGTCCCATTGGTAGTCCGGCTGAAGGCAAAGTCGGAAGTGGCCCGAGCGATTTGAAGTGGCGACGTGTCTGACCCGATCCCAGGCGCAGTAACGCCCATCAACAACTGATTGGCCGGAAACACATTCCCATTCAAGTCGAAGTCGATCACGTGGTTGCCGGAAGGAATGGCCTGCAGGCGCAGCAAGTCTCCCGCGAAGTTGTAGTTCCAGCGAAATCCCTGGTGGCCCGTCCCGTTGGCAATCTTGTCCCATCGGTACATCGACAGGAGGGCGGCGTCGGCTTCGTCGCTCGCGATCAGCGTTACGTTGGCGTCAGTTAAATAGGTGTACCAGTTGAGGTTCGGGATCGGCGCGTAGTCGTAGGACGTCTGCCACGGATAGGTTAGCGTTCCATGAGTGACCGCGCTGTTGATCGCTTGACCCTGGAACACCATGCCGCCGTTCTGGTCAAGCCACGCGGTCGCGGTCGGCACTTGCCAAGTCGATCGTCCAGTCAGCAATTCAATCGCGCCAGGTCGGGAGGTCTGGGTTTGGCTACCGTACATATTGAGGTGGACTTCGGCTTGCCTGCCCTGAAAGGCGCTCTGCCCTGGCGCAACCGCTTGGCTAGGGGTCCGCTGGTTGGTGTTGTCCAAGCCCCAAATCAGGATTTGGAGTTGCGTCAACGGAGTTGATCCCCATCCGGTCGGAGCGCTTCGACTTCCGTTGTCACCCCACGCCCAGATATTGGTTCCCGTGGTGATGCCGCCGAGAATCAGGGAGGGCGTCTGGAGGTGAGGTGCGCTATAGGCGCCCATGAAGCCGAAATCGGGATAGGACGTCCCAGCCCCAGCCCCCATCGTGAAATTGTACGGCAGGTAGGGCGTGTTGTTCGCCGGGTTCTGGGTGAAGCTCCAGACCTGGGCGGGAGAATAGTTGGTGACGACCCAATTCCCGCTTCCGAGAGATGTGGCCCGTAGTTGATCGCCAGCTTGGATGCCGAGGCTCACGCCATTGTTCGGCAGGATCATGCTCGTGCCGTTATAGGTCAGGACGAGCGCACTGGTGAAAGTGAGATCCTTGGTGACACCGGCCGCAGCCGTACCGAACGAGTTGATCGTGGTCGTGCCGCTGATCGTGACCTTGGTCGTTGAGGCGCTAGCCAGATTGACCGTCGAGCCCGAGCCGAGGGTGGTGCTTCCGCCGATGAACAGATTCGATCGCGAAACCGAAGCGCTGGCGACATCGGACAGATTGTTCGCCGCTTGGAGATAGCTGGCGCCGGTCCCACAGTCCGACAGGAGCGTGCCGTGAGTGTTGTTGAAGCACGCGAAGTCGTTGACCACCGAGGTCGCCGGACCAATGACATTGCCGGTTCCAGGGCCAGGGAAGGGATAGATCGTCCCGCCGATATTGACTTGGAAGGTCGGTGTCGCCGCACCGTTTACGCCCTGGACGTTCAGGGTCGTCGTCGTGAGGGTCTGGCAGACCGAGAATTGACCGTAGGGCGCAGTTGACGCTCCCGGCCCAGTCTGGCTGCTTACGGCCCAAGGGCAGTTGGCGCCGTTGAACATCGAGACGCCGCTGAGCGTCGGTGAACTGAAACCGCCCCCATCACCGACAACGCCGTTACCGAACCACGACACGGCATGGAAGGGCGTTACCGCCCCGCTTTGTTGCACCGCGCCCTGAGCGCATGCCACCACACTGAACGAAAGAGCCGCAAGGACGGCGACCATGAACAGGCCAAGCCTGGTCCGAATTGCACGCATGCTTTCGATGTCCCGCGAGGAAGCGCCTGCGGCTGCGATACCACACGTGGTAGGCGCCCACCCTCAGTGCGCCATTTCAACGCAAGTTATTGCGGTGCGCCCATGGCGGCCATTTTGGCGTCGGTGGCCTGTTTCAGGATGTCGTGTGACGAGCCCTGCGACTGGAGCATGATCTCGTTCGCTGCCGCTTCCCGAGTGGAGCGGATAACCGATTTTATGGTGGAAACCCGAGCGCTGCGAGGAACGGCGTCCCAACCGGGCATCCCGATAACCTCCTCAAGCCGCATGTGAGCTAGGCGTCCCGCTGTTTGGACGTACTGAGCGTACTGGTCGTTGGTGAGTTTGATTCCTCGGATTTTCTGCTCAGGGAAGGACGGCGCATAGTCATCCTGTTCAAGGGCTTTATTGATCGGATCGTTCAGGTCGTTGTGAGACTGGGGAGTTCCCCACACCGACATGCCGTTCACCGACTTGTGCATGGCCGTGGTGTATTTGTCTTCCTTCACTTGTTCTTCGGTTTCAACGCCGTGCGCACCGAAGAACAGCCGATCGATCACGCGTCCCTTCATCATATTGGCGAGAAAAGCTGGAATGGCGCGAGAGGTGAAGAAGTTCTCCGCGTACTGTTTGAAGCCGGTCGCCTTTCCGGCGCGACTCACGCTGTCGGCTAGATCGCTCAACTCGCTGATGCCAGGCGCATGCTTGAGAGCGCCAGCAGCGCCCCCGATATAATCGCCCACCCACTGACCAGTTGATTGATCCGGCGTCGCGTCCATCTTGGCCGTCATCATGCCTGCCAAGGCTGGCGAAACGGCGCTGACGTATTCCATGTTGATCCAGATGTGCCCGATCCTCACGTAGCTCTGGCCAAAGCGATCCTTCCGGAAGTCTCCTGCGGAAAGCTGGCTAGCGAAGTAGGCGGCCACCGCTACCGTGCCGAAGGTTCGGGCGATGGTCTGGATGCCTTTGCCGAGCTGCGCCGCGCCCTCGTATCGAGCAGCCAGGTCGGCGGATTGCATCTTTTCGCGCCCAAGGAAGATGTCACGCACGCCGAGCGGAATGCCGACGCCAGCGTTCTCGATGCCGTTCCAAATGATGTTCGCGGGAATCTTGGCGATCGGCATGAGGGCGTCACCGAGGCCCCACACGGCTTTGTTCAGCGCGTCCTTCACGCCCATGGCCAACCGAGCCGTGACGGTCGAATTGGTTGACGTCACCCGCGCGCCTTGTTGCTGGGCCATATGGCGCACCATGGCGCCCTCTTGGGTCTCCGGAACCACCTTCGTCGCGTCTCGGAAAAGCTCTTCGGCCCGAGCCCGCGCCGCCTCCCCTACTGCTCCTTCCGTTTTGGCGACGTTGGATGAGACGATGTTCGCCATGTCGTAAAAAGCGTTCTGATAGAACTTGGTGAAGGGCGCGACGTGCGCCCAATCGATGATGACCTTGTTGGACAGTGCGGCGACGTTTCGCACGCCGGTCTCAAGGGCGCGAAGGATCGCATTGTTGCTGGCCGATCCGCCCTGGATATCAAAGCGGCGACCCTCACCGAGTCGGCCCGTATCGTTCAGGGTTTCCATGCCGGCGACGTTCAGACCCGTCTTGCGGTACGTCTCCCAAGCCTCGTTCTTGGCCGCCACGGATAGATCGTGATTGAGACCAGTCAGAGAGCCTGACGCGACGCGGCGCACGACCGCTTCGATCGCTGAGTTTTCGAGTTGTCCAATCGTCGTCTTGATCGGCGTAGCCGGATTCATAAGCAGATTGTTTCGGGCGATCACCGCCGCATTCATGCCTATGGAGCGCGCCGCAGAGACGGGCTTCAGCGACGAGATGTAAGCCTTCAGATTCTCCGTCGCGGTCAAGAACTCGTCGGTGACACCACTGAAGCGGTCAGAGGGCGCGGTCCTTAGAGCCTCCGCTTCCTGAGTCAGCCGAAATATGTTTTTGGCTTCCTCGGCCGTGACAGTGACGCCAAGCTTCTTGGCTGCAAGGTCTTCGAGAAAGGCATGCTCGTCGTCGGGATTTAATACGCGGTCGAGTTTACCGATCGTGTTCAGGATGTCCCGCCGTGCCGGTTCGGTCAGGCCGCCGACCTTCGACGCCCACCGCACCAAACCTGCTTTTTGATCCTGAAGCAGGAGCTTGGACTCGAAGCTGGCGTTGATTTCATGGGCACTTTCAGGGCCAACGATTTCGGAGAAGGCCGCTCGGCGCTCAGCCGAACTCATGGCCATCAAGCGCTCCGGCGACAGACGCCCGTCCTTGATGGCCGCTAGAAACTCGTCAGCGAATTTCGGGAGAAGGCACCACGCCATCTATTCGTCCTCACAGGTAATGGACTTCAGGAATGACTGCCATGCGTCCGGCTTCGACGCCGCCTTTCGCATTTCATTTCGGATGGCCGCAACCTCTGTCGCCTTCGCCGCAGCGACGTCGGCGCCGCCCTTGGAGAACCCGGCCTCCCGAGCGGCCATGACTTCCTTGATCGCTCCAAGTGGCGAAGCCTTGTCGCGCTCACCGAGGATGCGGATGGTCTGCGCCGCTGTGGTGACGCGTGTGGCAAAGGGCGAGTTGGCCAATCGTGTGATCGTGGCTACGTCGCCCTCGGCCGTGGCGCGCTTCTCGACACCGACAAGGACGCTGGCCGGATGGATGTCTGCCGGGGGCGTCCTCGTCCCCATGGCGACGGACTTCGCCGCTTCGTAATCGCGGTCCATGAAGGCTACGACCTTTGCGGCCTGATCCTTCATGTTCAGTCGGTTGAACTCCGGAAGATCGCCCAGCGTCGTAGCGAGGTCATGCTCGATCGCGCTGGCTTCGACTTCCCGAGATAGACCGCGTGTCACACGCTCGCCCGTTCCCTGAACGGCCCGTGGGTTTCCTATAGAAGCCGTGGGAGCCTTCTCTGCGCCTTCGGCTACCTGAGTGCCCGCACCGAGCTTTTCAGCCCCCGTGACGGAACCTGGGGCGACCTCAGCTTCCGCGCCGGCTTCTCCAGCGGCGACGGCGGGAATGGGCTGCGGAGCGCCTTCAGCCTCGACTTCAGCACCGGTCGCAATCGGTGGAGTGCCTTCGGGTTCACCCTCTTTCGCGGGCTCTTCAGCACCGGCCTCTTCGCCCGCTGGCTTCACGGGCTCGGCCACTTCGGGAACGTTCGGCGCGATCTCCTGAGCCGAGCGATAGGCGGCTGAGACCTCAGGCGCGAGATCGCGCATCTTGAAGTCGGCTTCCATCAGCGCGTTGCGCGCCGCGGCCATCTCGGGCGTCTCGGCATTGAGCGCTGTGTCGAGGCGATCCTGCGCTTCAGCCAGCCGGGCGCGAGCGGCGTTGGTCAGTCGATCTTCGACGCCGTGGACCTTTCCGAGGATCGTATCAATGTCCGACTGCGCTTGGAGGGCTTCCGGCGACGCCTCACGTTCAGCGCCCAACGCAGCGACCGTCTGCCGATGCTGGTCACGCTCCAGAGCCAGCGCGTCGTACTGATCAAACGTCTCCGGATCGATACGCCGTGCGAGCGCATGGATGTCCGGTGGCGGCGGTAACGGAGGTGGAGGCGTGATGCCTGCATCCTTGGCCGCATCTGCCCGTGCAGCGACATTCTCGGGCGTCAGCGGCTCTGCTCCGTAGAAGCCAGCCTCCCCCTCGCCGACAACGCCAGCGCTACGGGCTCGGGCGGCCTCGGTGGCGCGTTCGGCAGCAGCCACCTCAGGAACGCGGGCCGCCTCGTGTAAGGCAGGGACTTCGCCCAACGCACCGCTAGCAACCGCTTCTGCAGTTTCAGCTCCGTAGCCAGCGACTCCAGCCTCTACCGGACTCCCAAGTTCCTTGGCCCTTTCTGAAGCGGCAGATAGACCGCCCTGTATCCCACCGAGCACGGCGCCAGGGGCGCGGGCGATCGCGTCTGCATAAGTCGCCGCCTGTCGAATCACGGCTTCGCTGATGCTCTTGAAAAACTCCGCGTGCCCCTTCTGGTAGTCGTTAAGCAGTCCAGCCTTGCGGAACGCCGCCTCGCTCTCCGGATCAAGCCCAAGGGGTCTTGCGCCCCAGTTGTCTTGAATGCCGGCCCCGACGGAATTTAGGAGCCGGGCTCCAGCATCTTGGGAAGATGACCAGATGACATCGGCTGCGGCTCCCGATTGAGGTGACGAGGTTGCAAAGAATTGCTGCGGTGTCGGAGGTGGCTTTGGAGCAGCGGGAGCGCTTGAAAGGGACGCAAGGAATTCATCCGTCGTGGGAAGCGCAGCAGGATCAGGCGCACCCATCAACCTTCTCCGGGCGCAGCGATGCCATGAAGGGTCGGCGCAGGTAGTGCAGCGACCGCAGGAGGTGCGGTCCCCGGCTTGGGCGCCTTACGGGTATAGCCTTGGTCTTCGGCGATCTGAGCCGCTTGTTGCGGAGTCAGGCGATGGTTCGCCACCGCATCCCTCAGAAGTTCTCGGCCCTGATCCGGCGTTCCCATTAGGGCGAGCCTGCTCCCTTCTGGCGTGTCCTCAGTGATCAGCCGGTCTTTCATGATCTGGGCCGGAGTGCGCGCGAAGCTGAGCGCGACCTTGCCGAGATAATCTGGGCTATTCGGGTCCATCACTTTCGACAGCGTGCCGTTCTTATTGGCCGTCATCAGGATTGGAAGCGCCTGCGCCATGAATTGCGAAAACCGCGCTTCGCCCTTCGGGTCTTCGCGGCCCAAGGTGGCGTTCGAGAACGTCAGTTCGGCGTGCATGTTGTCGATGAACGTCTTCGCCTGCGATGCGAAAGCCTCTCCGGTCGGTGTCCCGCGCTCGCCCAAAAGGGATGACAGTTGGTTCACGCCAGTGTTGGTCAGCGGAGCGTCCGATCCCGTACCGACATAGGGCCACAACTGCGACGAGTTCGTGATTCGGTCTGCGTTTGTCGACGGCGCGAGAACCCGGTCCAGATAGTCCTTGAACCCGGTTCCGTAGGTGAGCGCCTTCCCCTTCGCATTGGCGTCGAACATCCGCTCCACGCTCAACGCCGCGTAGGGGTTGTTGATCTGCATGGAGTTCCAGGCTTGAGCGACTTGAGGGCTCGTCGCGAGGAGTTCGTCTTCGGAGATCGGCGGCTTCGGTCCAGCCATGACCGACTGCACAACGTGGGTATCGACTTCGTACTGCTGGCGCTGCTGGCTGATCGTGCGGTTCACGCCGCGCTCAATGCCTGAGACGTAGCGCTCTTGGGCATCAGGATAGTTCGGGAATAGCCGTTCGGCGTCGGTCTGCGCCTTGTCGACGATCTGATCCATGTGAGCGTTCAGAGCATCGGCGACGCTAGGATATGGCGAACCCGGACTTCCGATAGGCGCTGCGCTACCTTGCAAGTTCGCGTGTTTGCCAGCGAGGGAAGCCGTAACGCCCTGCTGGATTGTTTGCGGCGTAAAGGCTCCCAGATCGGCCGGCTTCTTCTCTGCGACGCCGATTCCCTTGATCAGCGTGGAAAGGGTTGCGGGATCGTCCAGATTGGGAACTTGGCCGACTTGGATGCCCGAGGCGCGAGACACGTTCGCTGCCCATGTCGCAGGATCGTTCCCATCGGCCTTCGGCGCCCACTTCTCCGCGATCTGCTCCAGCGTCAGGCCCCGATAGCCTCCACGAAGATTGTTCGCTGCGAGTACAACGCCGTCTACGGGAGAGGCAGGCGCGGCATACGACGCTCCCTGTTTCACATTCCCGATGTTGAAAGCATGAGATGGCGTAGTCCCCGCCGCACCCGGAGCCGCTGGATTTCCCACGAGTGATCGCGCCGTCGTCAATGCCTCTTTCACGCCGTCATCGATTGCCGGCGCCAGCGTAGCGTTGATCACCGCCGTCTTCACGCCGTGGCTGATCTGGTCGTAGTCGGCGCGCGAGCCCAGGATGCCCTTGCTCTCGTCCAGCACCTTCTCCGCGCTCTGAGGATCGTTCACCACGAGCGAACGGATGCGCGCCATGGCGACGTCCTGGTCGGCCTTCAGGACGGCTCCTGAGGTATCCTCACCGCGCAGTTGGGCGTTCTTCACATATGCGTTGCGGGTGCGTTGCAGGGCGTCGCCTACCGCTGTCGGATCGGTCGGGCTACGGGCCGCCTGGTTCAGCGCTAGTGTCGCCGCCGTGGTGTTCGTGTCCTGAGCCCAGACGCGCTGCTGATCGTCCGCGTGCGTGCCCATCTGGGTAAGCCACTGGGCACGATAGCGGCGCGTTTCGTTGTCGTACTGCAAGCGCGCCTGAGGCGTGGACAGGCTCTCCCGGTTCTCTTGGATAGCCTCGTCGATCGCCTGCTGCGTCTCGGCGCGCGCGGCCATCGCATCCGCCCCACGCTTTCCGAAGTAGCCCGTGTCCGGTTGAGGCTGACCATCCGGCCCCATGACCGTCTTGTTCGGATCGCCATGCAGGATCGACGTGACCTGCTGCAGGGTGTTGTTCGTCCCGTTGTCGGCCGCGACTTGGCCATAGAACTCCGACGCCTTCATGACGCCTTGGCCGAGATCGCCTAGACCTTCGGCCGCCTGCCCTCCGAATGAGGCAGGCGTGGCGTCAACGCGCTGATAGTCGTTCGGGGCCTCTAGTTGCGCCTGGACCTCAGGCACTCCTGTATAGTCCTCGCGAGCCATCTATCAGGCCCCCGTGTCGATGCCGCCGTCAGGCGAAGTCATCCACTGGTAGGCGTCCGGAACGCTCGGGGGACCGCTCAGGAGTGAATATCCGCCTTCGTTGGCTAACCCACTTCCACCGCCACCACCTCCGCCCCCGCCCCCGCCGGGAAGAGATGACGCCGAGCCCGCAAGACCTCCAGCCGCCTTCAAGACGCCGCCAGCGATATCCCACGGAACCTGAGCCTGATCGAGCTTGGACTGCGCATCGTAGCTCGTCGCCTGAGTTCCGTAGCCATAGACCTGTTCAGCCGCCCGGTTCGCCACCGTAGCGCTGTCCAGCGCGTTCAACTCTCGTTGGCTCGTCTGGACATCAGCGGCCGATCCCGAGTTCACGTCCACGCCTGATGCAGCTATTCCAGCACGAAGACTGCCTTCCTGCGATCGCGCCTTCAGCCCTTGCTGGGTGATCTGCGACGATCCTGCGGCGGCTGAATAGCCAGCGTTTTGCCTAGCAATGGTCGCATTGTTCCGGGCGACGGCGCCCTGATAGCTTGCGCTGCTCGCCGAGGCGATGCCGCCGCCGATGGCGCTAACCGCCATCGTCCCCGCCGCGATAAGAGCAAGTGTTCCAGGGCACATCTAGTGCCTCGTTTCCGGGTGATAACCCAAAGCCACTACGTAATGGTCGCCCACAGGGATGCGATACGCAGGGTTGGCGAGGATGGCCTGACAGAGTTCCTTGCGTGACATGCGTCCGTCGTCGTTTTCCCTGTCATGGAAGCCAAGGTAGACCGCAAACCGCACGGCGGCTTCGTCGTCGGGTAGAACCGTGATGGCGACTTCATCATTCGTCTCCATGACCTTGGCGAGTTCGGCGCGGGCTTCCTTCACGACGGACACCGGCATCCTCGTCACTCCCTCAGAGAGCACCAGCCAGACGAAAGCCGTGTCCCCCAGTAGCGTGCCCTTGACGCCCCACATGGCGATGGGCTTGCCGTCCTGAAGCGCTGTCCGACAATAGGACGAGGCGATGAAGGCCCGATGCAGAGCGCGCCGCGGCTCCATGCTGAAACCTTGGAGCGTGATGCAAGCCGCAGCGCGAAGCTGAGCGCTCATGGGCCTGACATGACGGATCGAGGCGGGAACGACTTCGTAGGCGCTGGTCATGATGGGGGTTGTACCACTTCACCGCGCTTTGCGAAGACCGCACGAAATACCGACATGGCATGTTCCTCACCCAAGTTTCCAAACGCCATATTCAGCCACCAAATTATCATCCGACAATTGGCCTTGGTGTACGGCCCCTTAGGATCGATTCGATCTACGGAAGCTGAATAAGGAACTCTCTTGTTTGCAGATACGAATTCGATGCCAGTGATTTCACAAACGCCATTTTCGAGACGCTCCTTGAACCAATCTAAATCAAGATCAAATTGCAGATTTTTTTCCTGCGCCCTCTTTTTAACGCCAGCTAAGTGATATGCGGCCCTGTTTTTTTGAGTGTATTCCTGTCTCTTCTGACGATACCCCTCCGGATCTCGCGCTATTTGCGCTAAGAGATTTTTTCGGCGCCGATCACGTAGCATTTCTCCTATAACCGGATCGGAACGTCGCGCCTTCGCCTTGATGGCCTCCTCTTCTCGATGCGCTGCGTAGTGTTCCATGCGACGACGGTTTGCCTCTTCTCGGTGAGCAGCGTGAAATCTGCGCTTTGCAGCCCTAACCTTATCTATATTTTTCTTTTTCCAATCTACACATCTCTGGCGCTTAACTGGTGCGGCTAGAGGATATGCGAGCCGCTTCTTTTCTAGATAAGCAGCCCATCGATCGGGGTCTTGGCGAAGTTTGTCATAATACCGCTTCTGGTATTCTCGGTTCCTCTCAGATGCGGAGCATGTGCATTCCGGGCCCCCTTCTTGGCTCTCCAAATCCATTGCCCGATTGTCCAGACTGATTTTGCTGACCTGGAGAATATCCCCGTTCTGCAACATCGCCATCTAGAATTTCTGGCTCAACCGACACCACCTCAAGCGGCAACGGAAGTGTCTGCTGAATGGCGACCTGACCTTTACTGCTCCAAGCGGCCCCTTCGCCAACCACGCGTAGATCACCCGTCCACAGTTGCGTGACCGCTTGGCCACTAGGAGACGAATAGGTCGGTGGCGGCGTTTGCCCTCCCGTTGCGTCTAATGGAAGACCCGGCGCCATATTCGTCCACGCCGGACCAAGCTGCGGCGGGTTCTGTGCTGCGCCGTCCGGCTGATTCGTCCCGACTTGGAACTGGCCGCTCGCCGCCAAGCGCACCGTTACCGCAGGGATGACCTTGCGCGCGCCCTGAGTCACCCCGTTGCCATTGAGGTAGACCGTCTGGACCTGAGGCAGGAACGGCAGTCCGATCTTCACGTCGCTGGCGGGGAAGGGCAACGTGACGGTTCCCGTGGGGCCAACAACGATTGCGGGACCGCCAGGAAGTGGGATCGGAACGCCATCAGCAAGTCCAATGACCGTCATCTCCGCAAGATGTGGAGCATTCAGACTGGTCACGGGCGCTGAAATTGTCCATGCGCCAGCTATCGCATAGGGCTGTCCGCTGACGCTGGCGGTGGGAGAAAGAATCCAAGTGCCCGTCACTTGGGTAGGGGCAGTGTAGACTGTCACGACCGCAATGCCGCCCCCCATGCGGATGATCTGGCCAACTGAGGCCGCAGTAAAGGTCGTCCCCGCGCTGGCCGTCCCAAAATGCACAGTGCCCGTTAGGGTGTCGGCGAAGAGCGCCGTGTTGGGCGCCACCATCAGATTGGAGACCCCGCTGTCGACAGCGTAGGTATCCTCAACACCCTGCCAAATTCGATTGTCCATCCGCTCGACGGTGTAGATGCCATAAGGAGCGGGCGCATAAGGCGGAAAACGCTGCGCCACGACATAGACCGCATTGACCGGCGGTTCCGTGATCGAAACGACGCTGGCGATGAAGCCCTGCGTATCATGCCGCGCCCAGCCGTAGACCTCCTGCTCTTTCAGATAGGTCATCGACAGCATCGTGCCGTCGTTGCAGGCCGTCCAGAGCACCTTGTACGGCGTCCGCGCCCACGTCCATTGGACAATCTGGCGATAGAGGAACAGATGGCTGGACAGGATCGTGAGATCCGCTCCGGTGTAGATGTTGACCCAGAAGTTCCACGAGAGATCGCGAACGGTCGTGTTGCCGATCGCCTCGACGTAGAGCACGTCGTAATCGATCACGATGGGGGGGATCGTCGCTGAGCATCCATTGAACGCCTGAGGCTGCGCCGACGTCGTCGAGGGCGTCACCGGCTGGACGTTCAACTGGTAGCTCCCCTGGCCGATGATCTGCCAAGCCCGGTTGCCCGTCATGGCGATCAGACCACCAGGCATGGGGATCAGCCATTGGATGCCGTTGACCTCTTCGGTCCAGGGAGACGCCGTGATCGCATCCGTCGCTACCGTGGGAATCCGAGTGTCGAAGTTGCGATAAAGACCCGTCTGGCTCGCCCAGAAGGTGTCCGGATTGTTGAACGAGCACGCGAAGAAGTGGCGTTGCTGGAAGTAGGCGTTGACCCCAGGATAGGTCCCGGTCGTTGGCCCAATGCTCAGGGTCGCTGTAGGGGTCGTTGAGGCATTTGCGCCCCCCGTAAGCGTGGCTGCGCTAGCCGTCGCCGTCGTGGTCCCTGCCGACAGAGTGTAGGAATTGCCGATGGTTCCGACCACCTTGTAGGCGATGTCCAACTGGGTCGGAGAGGCCGCATAGTTGGCCAGTTGGATGTTGGCGTTCCCCGAAGCCGTCAGATCAAGCTGAAGCTGGGTAAGGGTTGCCGCCAGGGTAATCCCTAGGTTGGTCTGGTTGCCAGACGCCCCCGACGTCACAAAGGTCCACGTCACACCATCCAGAATAATCGTTTGGCTGGCGGTGGGGTTGACGGTGAAAACCAGATCACCCGTGGCCTGCACGCCAGATGACCCCGACCCAGAGCCGCCCGTTAGGGTCGATCCACTCACTGTGGCCCTTGACGCGGCGAGCCCATAGGAGTTCCCGGCCGTGCCCGCAGTCTTGTACGTGATGATCAAATTGGAAGCGTTCTGATCAGGAGAATAGCTCGCCACGACGAGGGTCGGATTGGCGCTGGCCGAAAGATTAGAAACTAGGAGCTGGATAGTCGCGCTCAGGGCGCCCTGGATCAGGGTTTGGTTCGGACCCGTGATCGCAGTAACGAAAGTCCAGACGGTGCTGTGCAGCGTGATGGTGTCGTTCGGACTCGGATTGGTCGAGCCGAACTCAATGCTTCCCGAAGCGAAGCCGGCGCCATTGAGGGCGATCGAATCCCCTGGAGCAAAGAGGCTACCGGGATTCTCGACGAGGAATCCCCCCAAGCTTCCCCCGATCACTACCGGCAGGCCGGAGAAATTAACCCCGTTGGTCGTGGTGATCACGTAGGTGACAGTGCTAAGGCCCGAACCGCCGCCCGTGACACTGACGGCGAGGATTTGTCCCCTTGAGAACGGATTCTGATGGGTCGGCGGCGTCTGCGCCAGGTTCGAGACCGGTTCGTTGTCCACGAACTGTGTCCCGTACGCAGAGCCAACGAAGCCGAAGATACTACCGCCGGGAACGGGATTGGGCGTCCCAGGCGTGGCCCCGGTATCGACCGACGGGGGTGCTCGATAGATGTTGTAATATTTCGCCCCCGTGACGAACGGCCAAGTGACCGTATTGGTCCCGGCTTCGACTTGGAGGTCGGCGCCATGGCAGGTTGCGATTACAGATGGCAGGCTTTCGTTCCCCAGCGCGTCAACCGCCGTGACCTGATAGGCGAAGGTCGCGTTCACCCCTGTCGTGGGAGCCTGAGCATTTGCTGAAGCGGATAGGGTGGTCGGCGGACTGATCACTGGGTCGAAATCGGTCTGCGTCAGCACCCAGTCGATCGCCGACAAGCGCGTCAAATCGTAAGGCGGATATTCAGTTCCCGTCTCCGGATTGGAGCACGTCAGCGACATCACATCAGCCGACTGCGAGAATTTCAGATAGGGCAGGTCGACCGCGGCATAGGGGGACGAGATCGTGTAGATGCGCGAGAACTGTCCTCCTCCCGTATAGGTCCCGAAGCTTGTCGAATCGACGGGGCCGCCGTTGAGATCGTGCAGCGCGAAATGGCCAGACGCCGCTGATGCAACGATGTAGGTGTTGCCGTTCAACTGAGTCATGCCCTGGAACGTCGAGGCGAAGACCCAGTCCGCATTGGCGTACGGCGTTCCCGTCACACTCGCGACCGCCGGATTGGCCTTGGTGACGCCCGAGCATGCGACCGGGTTTTCGACCACGTAGCCGCCCTGGAAAATGAACCGGATGTACTGGTCGCCGAACTCCAGGACGTAGCCCTGGGTGATCGAAAATTGGAATGGGATCAGACGAGGAGGACTCGTCGCGATGGTGCTCTGCAGGGATCGGCCGACCAGCGCGAGACCACCGCGAGAGAATAGCCCTCCTTTGTAGCCGACCACGCAATTTCTTCCCGTGGTCACAGCCGAGCCGAATTTTGCGAGGCTGACGGCGCCGTAGAGTTCCGGGCTGATCTCGCCAGCGTTGAACGCGCCTTGGAATCCAGCGACAGCCACTTAGTACACGCTCCCGCACCATGACATGCTGTCGAATCCGCCCCAGAATGTCCCCAGACCACCACCCCCGATGCCGAGGCCAAGGCTGCCCGGAGCCCAGTAGCCGCCCCAGTTGCGAGCGCGGATGAACGAAGCCTCGAAGTCCGTCGTCATTGGATAGCCTGCCTCGTTATTTGAGGCCACCCGAGCATCCGCGATTGCATTTCGGAGGGTTGGACTGAGCCGAACGCGTTCGGCCAAACTGATCTTCGGATCGTCAATTGCTACCGGCGCTAGGATCATGGCCATCATGGTCACAAGAGCCTGTCTGAAAAGGGCGTCCCAAACCTCTATGGTCGGCTCGAATTTCGTGTAGACGAACTCGGCCTGGCAGCAGTCGGTGAGGATCACCTTCCGTGATGTGTAGCCAAGCCCTTCGGTTCGCTGGAGATCGGGCAATTGCTCCCACGGTTCGACGCCGGTCACGATGGGATATTGGTCGCTGGATGAGACGAGGAAACGACCTGGCTGCATGGGATATTGGGTGAGCGCTGAAACGCCAGTGGTCAGGGGGACGCCGCTGGGTGTTTCGGGCTGTGCGTTGATGGGGGTCCAAGGCAACCAGCGGCCCTGAACGGCGTCGATAGGCCACCCGTACGCATACGCCCAAGGGCATTCCACAAAGGGACTGACGCCGGCAGGAATGGGATTACCCGTCGCATCGCCCAGGAGGGTGAGTTTAGCCCGCTTCCGAGCGAACCCCCAATGCGCAGTCGCAAGAAGCTGCCGAAGTGCCTGCCCATAATTCCGCCGCGCCGTCTCGGCGACGGTAGTGCCATCCGTGATGTCGCCGATGATCTTCCCCGGCTGTCCCAGAGAATCGATAGCCTCGTTCACTATAGTTGAGGGACATTGGAGATAGGAGATTTGCGGTGCGCCCATGCCCTATCCCCTCACATCACTCTGAGCGTTTGCGATCTGAATCGCCTCGGCGGTGTCCTCGCGCTGGACGTCGACTCCGGCGCCGAACGCTACGGCAAAACGCTTGCCGAGCAGTGCAACGAGCGCCGCCGTGAAGCCAGGATCGAAGATCAGCGGATTTGTCACGCGGCTACGATAGGTCGCCAAGGCGTTCGTCACGTTGCAGTAGATCACCTTGGCTTCCGGGCCGACGGCGACGCCGCCTACGATGTTCGGCGTCGGGTCGTTGTCGACGCGCCAGAGCTGCGGAATGGGGTCAAGGTCCGGCATGGGGCCGGGAGGCGGCAGGATGGCGCGAAGATCCACGGCCGACGCTGGATAGGCATATTCATACAGCCACCCGGGCGCGGGGTAGAGACTGCTCCACGGCTGAAGGATGTTGTAGCCGCCAGCGGGAGGCGGTCCTTTCAGCAGCGTCAGCGGCGCGGTCTGACGGTTGAACGACCAGTCCTTGAGGTCCAGAAGTTCGTCTCTCGCCTGTTGATACAGCTCCAGCGCCACGCGTGCGCCGTCGCTGCCTTCGAACGCTTCATTGACCCTGATCGGCAGGCCACCGGCGCGGAACGCCTGATTCCAGATGTCCTCAATGCTGTTCGCCATCAGGTCCCACCAGGGCCGCGGCGGAAGCCACTGTCGTCAACCGCCTCCGCCGTCTGCGCCATCATAGCCGACTGCATCAGGATTTTCTCAGCGAAGTCGGGGCGGCCGGATAGCGCCATAGCGAGCGGATTGGCGAGACGCCGGATCACAGCGTCGGCGAAGACCGAATCCCACTGTACCTCGGTGATCTGCGACGACGTGTAGACCGCCAAAGCGTTGATCTGATTGGTCAGGATGACCTTCGTCACGGTGCTTCCGATGGTGTCGAAAGCCACGTTGGCGCGAATGGGGACAGGGTCGTTTGGATCAGCCAGGGAGCCCGTCCCCGAGCCGGGAGGCCGCACTTGGCGCAGTCGGACCATATCGTCGGGATACAGGTATTCGAATGCCCACGGGACAATGGGCGTCACGGCTCCAGAAAGCGCCAGGGGGGCGGTCAGCCGAGCGAAATCAGGGTCCAGTTCCCGCAGCATGAGTTGGACCGTGGGGACATAGACGACCGAAGCCGCGAGAGCGGCTGGAGAACCGTCGCTGAGAGACGTGATCCTGGTTTGGGAGGCGATCTGCTCAAGGCTAGAGTTGACAACGCCTGCAGAACTTAAGCCGATTGGCATCGGAGATCACCTCAGCCTTCCTCTTTCGGCGCGTCGGTCCAACTGGCGATCAGCGCGGCATGGGCGACCGTCTTGGTCGTCTGAGGCGGGGTCATATCACGGGCTTGCGGGGGTTGTCCCCGAGACGGGAGCGTGCCCCCGAATTGCGGCGGTCGGGACGGAAGATCGCGTGGGGCGCCCACGGTCAGCCCTCCCGCGACTCGGACGACTCGTCCTCGAAGGTCAGGTGGGTGATTTGGAGCGTCACCATGTCGCCCCCGTATTCGGTGCTCGACGTGCTGTCCAGTCGAGCCGTGCCAATCAGGTGGATGGTGTCTCCGCGCTCGCAGTCGTCGTCAAGATCCATCTTCTCAAGCTCAGGACCGCACAGGCACATATAGGCCGGACTGGAGAGGTCGAAGAACTTGCCGTCCTCGCCAGCGAACTCGCCGATCTGCAGTTCGATACGGCACTCGTCGATGCTCTTGTAGATCGAGGTGACTTCGCCCATCGCACTGAAGTTCATCGTGTGGCCGGGCTCGCCCCCTTCGCCGCCGGCCTCAGCCAGGTCTTCCTTTGTCAGGCATAAGCTCAGGCCGCTAGGAAATTCCGGCGGTTCCCAGTCGCGCGGCATCCCCTTGGACAGGTCATAGAGTTGACTGTCGTCATGGGCCATCGAGACGAGGTTACGCATGGCCACGGGCTATTCTCCAGCGGGAGCGGGGCCAGTGGCGGCGCCAGCGGCAGGCGCGAGACCGTCAGCGTCTCCGCTCATCGGAGCCGCGTCGTGCCGAGCGTTCATCGCCGTCATCTCGGACTCCTGTCGCCCGTGCATCGCCCGCATGGCGTCCTTGTGCTGGCCGTGAAGGTCGCGGTGTTCCTTCTCATGGCGCTTGCGCATGTCGGCGCGCTCAGTCGCATGAGCATCGGCCGCCTTGGGCTCGGCCTTCTCTTCGGCCGGGGTTTCGTGGCGCTCTTCAGCAGCCGGTTCCTTGGCCTCTTCCTTGCCGCCGTAGCGACGTTCGGAGCGGGACTTCTCTTTGGCGTCGGCCATCAGGCACTCCTATCGCGATAACGGCTGTTGGCTCGGTCGGAACCGATTGTCGGAAACTTCGAATGGACCTTAGCACGAACCTTCGCCTTCTCGGCTGACGATCCGTAGCGCGACACGAGAGACAGGGCCGATCTGGCGTGCGAGGCGTTTGGGATTGGATATGACCCCGCGCCAGCGCCCTTAGGCCCCGCACCACGGCCAGGAAGCGCGAAATCGGACTTGGGCATCGCCTGGCGCTGCTCGGCCGTCAGCGGCTTTCTGAATCCCTTGGCCATCTCACGCCTTCTTGCCGTAGCGTCGATCCGACTTGCGCTCGGGGAGCTTACCGCCGGGATCTGCCTTCGCGAAGTCCTTGCCGACAGATTGGGACACTCCATCCACGCCGCCCGGCTTCGCCGCAGCCGCCCACATGAGGCGTCTCTGAGCCTCCGAGCGCGGCGGCACGTCTTAGCCGATCCGCAGATAGTTGTAGATGCTGGTGTCGCTCGCGAGCGCGGTGACGGTGAAGCCCGTCCCCGGCGTGATCGTCTTCACCACAGGACCGGAGTTGCCCACGGTGCCACCGACAGTCCCCAGCGTGAAGATGAGCGCCGAGTTCGCCGTGACGCCTGCATCCGCGACCGTGACCGACGAGGTCTGGTTCGCGGTGAAGGTCCCCGACGACAGAGTCAGGAACGAGGCGGTCGGATAGCCCTGGCCGCCGAGCGCGAGGGGAAGGGCGGCGAATTGGCCAACGGCAGTGTTGGAAACGGTGGTCATGGCGTGGCCCTCTAGGCGATCCGAGTGAGTTCCAGGTACGCCCCAACCAGCGTGACCGAGTTGGAGGCGTTGGACGTGTTCTGACACATGGTCAGGCCGAAGGTCCCTGCCGTGGTCACGGTGAACGTGCCCTCAAGAACAGTGGCGATCACCACAGCAGCTTGAGTGAACAGCGCCGCGGCAGAGGTCGCGGTCGTGGTGTGCTGCACAGCGACGGCAGCCGCCGTATAGCCGAAGCCAGAGCATTCCATCACGCCCAAGACGGCGGTGGTCAGAAGGGACTGATAGGCGATGCCTCCGGTGCCGCTCGCCACCGTGCTCGGCAGATAGGCTCGGAAGCGATAGGTCCCAACTGCCACAGCACCCGACAGGCCCGTGATCTGCGCGGGCACGACGTTCGCGTTCGCCGTCTGAGCCGTCGTGCAGCGATAGACGTCGGTGATGTTGAGGTTCGTGCCCGACGTGCTCGCCAGCGTGCCAGCGGCATTCGGCGGCAGCGTCAGGACCGCAGCGCCCGCGACAGTCGGCGCGTTGACAGTCACCTGTCCGCTGGTCGCCCCGCCGATGATGAGGGTGTTCGGGCTGATCTCGGTCGTGGCAACGCCGACCATGGTGATGGTCGCGGCAGCCGTATAGGTGACAAGGTACTCAGCCGCGACGCCCGGCGGGATCGTGGTGATGCCAGAAACCGTGACGCCCAGACCACCACCAAGGGTGCCCACGCCCGTCGAGTTGTTGGCGTAGATGTAGGTGAACGACGTGCCGATCGCCGTGAGGGCCGGATTGCCCGCGATGATCGCGGCGGCTGTGTCCGTCGTGTCGGCAAAAGCAGCGGCGACGGTCGTCCGATTGACGACGCCGCCATTGATCGCCGCAGCCAGAACCGTCCCCGCGCCATTGGTCGCCAGCGCCGTGATCTTCGGATTAGCGACACTCGGAGAAAGCCCACCCGCAGCGAGGTTGGCGATCTGCTGGGTCGTGGCCGAAGCGAAGACCGCGCCGCCATTATCGATGACGACTTCTTCAGTCCCCGTCAGGGGCGATGCGACCGGGAGAATGCCCGCCGGATAGATGCTCGCGGCCATCGTCTATTCTCCCTACACGGACGCGTTGTCGAACGAAGGCCCACGCGGACCCGGCGCGGAGCCAGGGGCACCCGGACCAATCTCACGCGGTTCGGTGACGATCGTACCCATGCCGCGGCGCTTCGGCCTCGGCGGCGCTTTGGACGCGCCAGGCATCGTCACGATCTGCACGGGGCCGGTGTTGCCCGCCGCGATAGGCGCGCTGGAGATCAGCGGAGCGTGCGCAGCCTTGTGCGCGGCCTCGACCTGTTCGCCGATGTCCGGCGTCGGGCCACCGAGCCATTGCATCATCGCCGCATGGACGCGCTCAGCCGGCTCGTTCTTCGGGATGAAGTCTTCCGGAGGCGGCAGGAACGTGCGGATCTCGGCCCCCTCAGGGAACTCCATCGCGTTCGTGCATTCGAAGAAGCCGCCTTCGCCGATTTCCCAGAGCGGAGCTTCGCCACGGCGTTCGTAGTCCCGCAGCAGGGCGAACATCTCGACCTTGCCCGCAGCGCGGCGGTCGATCTCATCCGCCGGCAGCGGCTTGATGTAGCCCGGTTGCTGCATCGCCTGGGTGTCGATCAGGTGCTTCAGCGTTTGGGTGAAAGCGGCAAAGGCCTCCGACCCCTGAGGCATCGCCGACTGAGAGACGCCGAGTTGCGCGACGCGAGCGGCCACGGCCTGATCGATCAGCGCAGCGAGCGCCGGGTTGGCCATCAGCGCGGCGAGCGTGGCATTCGGATCGGGCGCATCGTCATCGACACCGATGCCCAGTTCTTCGTCGGTCTCGAACGGAGCCTTGGCCGCTTCGATCGTCGAGGGAGCGGACAGTTGTCCCTCCTTCTTCAGGTAGTAGCGGACCTGAGCGGCGGTGAGACCGTACGCAGCGGCCAGCGCTGGCACGGTCTCGCCTTCGCCCCGATTGAAGCGCTGGCAGATCGCGGTGACGTCGATGTCAGAAACGGTCATTCGCGCCTCAGTAGTTCGCCGGATACAGGGCCGTGTTGTCGATGCCGGTCAGCAGGCCGGCATACGAGATCGTGCCCGCCGTCATCGGACCCGTCGCCACCACGTAGTTCAGCCGGTAGAAGCGCGGGAAGTCCTTGCCCGGATAGCGGCGAGGAACCGTGAAGTCCGCGATCTTCGCGTTCGCGGTCAGCGCGGAGAGCGCATAGGCATCCGTCGAGAGGATCGTATTCCACGTTCCCGGCGTGCCGGTATTGGTCGTGTCCGTCGCCGCCTGAAGCTGAACGGTGAGGGTGCCGGCGCCACCAGCAGCGAATGCTGTGCCCACGAAGGCCACGAGTTGCGGACCCGAGGTCTCGGGGCCGCCCCCGCCGATGTCGTTGCCGAAGCTGGAGTCGTCAGCAATCCCGAAGATGTTGCCGACCGGCTGCCCGACGCCCAGACCAGCGGTGTCGTACACGCCGGTCGAGGTCGCCGTGGCGGTGATCGCCTGGTTGGCGCTCAGGGTGAGGGTGATGTCCAAGATCATGGAAGTGATTCCTCGTTTCCGTCAGCGACTTAGACGACGCGGGTTTCGGTGTTCTTGAGCTGGTCCAGAATCCGCACGGGCACGCCGCGGTAATTCTCGATCGGCTGTCCGGCGTAGTCTTTCGGGCTCAGCAGGACGTTCTTGTCGCGGATCGCCTGGATGTCCATGAAGCCGCGCAGGGTGCGGTTGGCGTAGATCGCCGGCCGGACGACCATGCCCATCTCGGACTTGGCGTCGGTTTCGGTGATGCCGGAGATCGTGCGTCCGGCCTTGGGCAGCCGCAGGACCATCTTGGACAGGGTGGCGAAGATGTCGAAGGGGTTGGTGCCGCCGAGACCGGCCGAGGTGACGTCGAGGTTGGCGAGGCGAACGCCCCAGCGCCAGTCCTCGATGCAGAAGCCGGCTTCCTGCTTGAACCAGGTCATGGCCGCGCGATACGGGTTGCCGACCGAGTCGTAGGCGACCTGGGTGTAGTCCAGGGGTTCGAGCGTCAGACCCGCCTTCGAGCCCTTGGGGAACACGCCGTAGATCGAGCGCGGCGACCAGCCGATCATGATCAGGGAGGTGTTGTTGCCGCCCGTGCCGCCGCCGTCGAACACGTTCGAGGCGTTGTCGGCGGTGGAGGTGTTGACGGTGTTGTAGAAGGCTTCGAAGCCGGTGAAGGACGCCGGGTTGTTGGCGACGTTGCCGTAGATGAACTGTCCGGCGACGGTTTGGGACATGCCTTCGAGGTGGGCGTTGTCTTCTTCGTAGCGGAACTTGTTCTGGTCTTCCGCCATCTCCATCAGCTTGCGGTCGACGGTGAAGTTGTCTTCCAGCATGCCGCAGTTGATGCGGCCCTGGGCGGTCGTCGACTTGGACATCGGGACGCCCTGGTTGATGTAGCGCCACCAGCCAGCGGGGATCGAGGTCCGAACCGTGAAGACGTGGCCGGTGTTGGTGTTGCCCTCTTTCCAGACGAGGTCGTCATAGATCTCGTTGGCCTGGCTGAGCAGTTCCGCGACGTCGGCAGCATCGCCGTTCGGGTCGGTTCTGCGAGCCAAGTCCATGAGAGTGAAGGGGGCGCCGGTCGCCATGGGTCAGATCCTCACGTTATTGCTTGGGGCCGTAGCGGCGTTCGGCGGGATTCAGCTTCGCGCCGGTATTGGGCAGGCCACCCGGAGGGGCGGGACGTTCGCGCAGACGGGGGGCCGCAGCGGCGAAGGCCGAGATGAGCGCCGGATGATCGCCGGCCCCGGTGAAACCCAGGACGCCCCACAGTTCCTTCTGCGCCTTCGCATCGGGGACGAGTTGGGTGATCGCGAACTTCGCGTCGTTGATGATGGTGTCGCGGCGGTTGCCGAAGCGCGTGTCCGCATCGGTGCGCCAGCCGGAGCGCGTCTGTTCGAAGGTGTCCACTTGGCGTTGGGACATTTGCTCCACGGCCGCTTGGAGCGACTTGGCGTGGAGGTCCATGAACTTCTGGCCGGTTTCCTGGTCCAGCTTGGCTTCAGTCAGGAGACCAGTGAACTCGGCGATCTGTTCCGGCGCGGCTTGGAAGCCTTCGGGCAGGGTGAAGTCTTCGTAGACGGGGGCGGCGGCTTCAGCCGGGGGCTTCTCGGCCTCGGGCGCCGCGGCTTCCGGAGCGGGTTCGGCAGCGGGTTCGGCGATGGGAGCCGCTTCGGGCTCGGCGGGAGCTTCCGGCTCGGCCGCAGGTTCGGCGGCCGGTTCAGCGACCGCAGCCGCCTCAGGAGCACCTTCAAGGAGGGTTTCAGCAGGAGCAGCGGCTTCAACGGGCGCCGGAGCCGTTTCCGCCACAGGGGCAGCGGGCTCAGGTGATGCGGGCGCAGCCGCCGCCGAGGAAAGGTCTTCTCCAGCCATGAAGCGGCTCTAACACAACATCTGGTATGCGAGCGGCGGTGTGGTACATCTACGCAACTTATTCGCAGCCGGAGATAATCGCAGTGGGGCGTAAACGTCTGCCGCCTGAGGAGCACAAGAAGACCCCTCGGCTCACCCTTTGCCTGCGAACACAGCAGGTCGATTATCTGGAATATATTGCCGAGCGGGACGACATACCGCTGTCCAGAGCGTTCTGGTCGGTCCTTGATCGGCATGCGGAAATTGCGCAGTTACGACCGCGCCGGCCGTCGCAGAAGGCGATGAAACACCTCACCCTCGACGATCCTCACCGCGCCATCCTTGAGCGGCTATCCGTGAGATTCGGCATTCCGCTCGTCGAAGTATCGCGCCGCGTGATCGACGAAGCCCTGGCCAGCGATGGGACGATTCGGGGAACTTGAGTCGCGTCTACAGGACGATGCGGTGTCCGCTGCCGAACAGCAGCCACAGCACGACAATCACGAGAATCAATCCGACTAGGCCGCTCGGCCCATAACCCCATCCGGCCGAATGTGGCCACGTTGGGAACGAGCCTAACAGAGCCAAGATCAGGACGATGATGAGGATGGTGCCGAGCATGTAGGCGGAACGGCCAGCGCTCTGAATGGTTCCGCTTAAAGGATAGGGTGTCGGTCTTTCCCGACTGTCAGGCCCCGGAACACCACTCCCGGCAAGATCGCCTCCGGATTGCTCCGGCGCGGGGATTCGAACCCTACTTCTCACCTGATCTCGGCCAGCGAGGGGGAATTGAACCCCACCACCATCGGACGCCTTGCGGCGAAACTTGAACTATCTTGGGCGACCGTAGCCGGCAGGACGAAAGTGCTCGGTCGTGTTGCCATCTGAGTTCTCAAGGAGAGCCCAGTGGAAGTGGTTGTCGTCGTTGAGGGCGTCCATGCCGTCTTCCTTCTCGCCGATGAAATAGGCGTCGTAGGTGGATGGCTCAGGACCGTGGAAAGCCCACACTTCGATGATGCGGCCTGACTTACCGATTTCCATCGTCTGGACATGGTGGACGGCTTGGACGCGCGTGACCAATTGGCCATTGGGGACGCGATAGAGTTTGAGGGTGAACATGGGGTGCTTCTCTGCTGCTGCTTCTGGTGGATCGGAGGGGAGGGCCGAACCCTAGTTGTCGAGGCCGAGGAACCGACTTCTCCCCTCCGCAACGTCGCTGACGCGGCGCATCTCGTTCTACCCCATCACCCCAGCGGCTTCAACGCCTCTCGCCGCATGAGCGAAGCCAGTTCGGGCGAAGCTTCATCGAACTCCTCCCACAGGTTCCAGCCGGCGGCTTTCATGCCGAGCGCGAATTGAGTCGCCATCGGATCGGGGAAGCCAGTCGGGGACGCGCCGAACGGATTGCCGAACGTGTTCCACGCCTCCAGTTTCGCCCTGAGCCATTGCCGGAAAGGTTCGTCCTGCAGAAGCTTGACGAGGAACAGGCGTCTGATCTCGCGGTTCTCGGCCTGAACCTTTTCCTCGTTGGCGACCTGCTCAGGCGTCTGATGTACGACGCCGAGTAGGATCTCTTCAGGCTCAGGAACTCGAAGGGGAAGGGGCTCGTCGGTCACCCGCCAACCTTCCCGCTGTGACGATTCTTGAAGTGCGTGTGGTAGTGGCCACCCTTCGACGGAGCCGCCATGAACTGCCGATATTCCTCAGCCTCGACGCCGTGAAGCTTGTACGTGGCGCCGTCCTTGAACTCGACGTGCATAAGCTTGGACTCGGGATCGTAGCCGATCGAGCCGATGTTCGACGACTGGACGGGGATCATCTTCAATGGCGTGTCCCCCGATTCGGCATCGGAACGCGGTGGTCCGGCAGCATGAGAAAGTCCGTCCGCGTCGGCAGGATCACCCCCAAGCGCCCCGTCTTGGCGTTCGCGAGTTCGTCCGCGCGCCGCTCGCTCATGTCGAACAGCTTCGTCAGTTCGCCGAAGCCCTTCCAGTTCAGTTGGACGAAATACTTCTGCGCCAGACGCGCGGCCTTGGCTCCGTAGAGGATGCCGAGCGGAAGCCAGCGCGTGTCCGAGCGAAACTGGCTCATCTGACGTGCGCAGCCCTCAAGTTCTGACAGCGCCGTCTTCAGCCGACGATAATGCACCCCCCGCGGCGCCAGCCATTCCGGGTCCGCATTCTTCGCCAGCCATGCGCAGGCGTCTCGCGCCTCTCGGATGGACTGGTTGAACTTGGACAGGATTTCGAGTTCGGTCAGATCGCTCATTGCGTGGCCTCGCCTTCCGCCGGGGCCGAAGCGCGCTGAACCTCATCCAAGAGGCTCCCCATCGCCTCATAGATACCGAGCACGGCTTGCAGCGGCGACGAAATCCGCAGCACGACGCGGCGCTCCATCTTCCCGGTCAGCGCATCATGGGCCAGCGAGAAGCATGTGAACTTCACGACGCCATTGCAGATCACCGAACTCTGATAGCCGTCGATGAAGACCTCAGGCGCCGGCGTGTGTTCCACGATCGTTGGGTTTGTCGGAAAGTCCATCTGGCGTTGTCTCCTTGCGATTACGACGCCACCAGTCCGGGTGCGTCGCCATGTAATTAGCCCATTCGAACGGCGTGAGACAGCCTTTGAGGTTGTTGCATTGGAAACATGCCCACACCTTCACGATGCCCCCGCGACACTGCGGCCAGTAATGGTCCCGCGTCGCCCGCGTCAGGCTCTTGGATGTCGTGGCCTCTAGAATCCGTTCGCAGTACCGGCAGCGCGCCCCTTTGCCGTCACTCGACATGGGCGGACGCTTACGTTTGCGTCGCACGGGTTTCCTCCTGTGTTCATCCGGGTTGTCCACCGACCAGCGCGCTCAGGGCGTTCCCCGGCGCGAGCGAGGTCTTCGCGAGTCCGGCCGCAGCGGTCGCGCCGGCCGCAGTCTGAGCGAGAGCCTGCTGAGCCTGCTGCTGTTGCCGCTCGGCCGCGAGCGCCTTCTTGAACTGCTGCGCCGACACCATGATTCCCGGAGGAGCGCCGACGCCGTCGTTGAACTGCCGTCCAGCCTTCTCGACATCCAGCAGCAACCGAGCCTCAGGCCACGCACCGGACAGCGAGCCGAGGAACTGAGCGCTCCGGGCAATCGCCGCCGTGCTCGTCGCCCGCTGTGCCGCCGTGAGCATGCTGATGAAGTCGATCTTCGTCGGGACGCCCTGGAGCGACGCGGGCTTCGGCGGCAACAGACCGCGCCGAGCCATAATCGCGAGGTGACGCTTCACCCGAAGGCGCAGCGCTCCGTAGACGCGGCCGAACACCGGACCCAGGGGAAGCAGGCGCTCTTGCTTGATCGCGTCGATTTCCGTCGCCGTGACCTGGCCATGTGTCTGGTCGCGCAGATCCGCCATCGGCTGCATGACATCGACGTAGGCGGTCTTCTCGATCCGCTCCTGAATGAGCTTGATGTCCGCCGTGATCGCCGGGATGTCCGGCTTCACCTCGTAGAGCGGGAAGAACTTCTTCTCTCCGTTCGCGCCCGTGTTGAAGTATGTGATTTTCCCAGGATTGGTCGACGACGGCAGGTTCATCAGCGAGACGTCGGCGCCCATCGGGGGACGGTTCACCTTCTCGATCGATTCGGCCTTCTGGCGCGTTTCGAGTTGGAGCTGGATCACGTCGCCCAGCATGTTCTCGCCGACGCCGCGGCCGTAGGCTTCGTTCCCCTGCACGTTCCAGCGGGAGACCGCGAACGGCTGCTCATGGAAGCCGGCGAGCGAGAGTGGCTTGGCATTCTTCTGCCCACGGACCCAGAACACCTCGCGCCACGTGAAGCCGCCGGGAATCTTGCCGACCGATCCGCCCTCACCGTCGATCGCGAAGTTTGGCTCGATCGCGTGACCGATCACGACTTCGGATTGCAGTGCGCCGCCCTTCTGGCGCCACATGCGCAGGATGTTCTCAGGGCAGTTCTCAATCCCGTAGCCCTCGACCACCTGACTGACCGTCAAGCGGAACTCCTCGTACAGGACCTCGTCGGAGAAATCGAAGCCGGTCCCGAGCATGTACTCGCCCGAGCATGGGGTCCGCACGTTGATGATCGTGTCAGCGCTCTCGTAATCGATGACCGGAGCCGTCCCGAAGAACACCAGATCGTCGTAGTGCTGCGCCTGGGCGTCGTAGAAGTTCGAGTGCGTCAGCACGTAGTTGTAGCGCTCCGTGACATCCTCGTACCATTGCTGGCCAGCCTGATCGAGTTCGAAGTCAGGGATCGCGGGGCCGAGCGTCAGCCAGCGGCGGTCCGGGTCCGTCAGCCCAGCCATCAGGCCGGCGGCGCAGACCTCGCCCGCCAAGGTGCCCGTCCGGTCAACGATGGCGAAGTCTTGGCGAAGGCCCTGGTTGTACATGTTGCCGACGATGAAGGCGTACCAGCGGTTCGGCCGCAGATACCGGGCGATCTGCCCTGACGTCGTCCACCAAGGAACCCGCCACGTGTAGAGCGCCTGCAGCCGGTTCTCACAGTGGTTGAACAGCGTGGCCCATTCCTTCGTGATCTGGGAATTGGGCTTCGTCTCCTCAGGATCAGCGGGCATTCCCGCCAGCAGCGTGGGGGACGCGGATTGATAGTAGGGATCGTCAGGCGCGGCCGTCTCGTATCGGCGCTGGGCTTGGGCGGCGGGAGAGCGCGCCATCAGGTCTTATCCCCTAGGATTGCCGCCAGTTGATACAGCGAAAGGCGCAAATTGGACTCATCCTGGGGGTAGGCGTTGGCGACTAGGTCGAAGGCCCCTCGCTCTTCGTCGTTAAGAAGCGCACGTCTCTTGGCGATCTCGCCAGCCCAAGCCTTCAATGCAATCTCGTCCGGAGATTCCCACGCCATCAGATGAAATACCCGACCACGAGAACGAGCGCGCCCACAACCGCCAACAGGTTCGACACATAATGCAGCGAGATCGCCAACACATGCGCTTCAACGAGGCTAGCAGTGTAGTGCAGCACGGCGAGCCCACAGCTCACCAGCGCCAGCACCGTCACCACGTGGTTCCCCTCCACCAGACTCGCCGCGAACACGCCCATCAGGAACAGGGCGCTGTTGATCATGCCTCCAGCGATGAGCCAGTTCACGTCATCCCCCGAGAAGATTCTTCGTTGTGGCTGGCGCCGCAGCCCCCTGGCCACCTGTCACGTCCGTCCCCTCAGTCCCCTGGCCTTCAGCCGAGGCGAGTTGTTTCCGCTGCGCTGCGCCCTGTTCCATGATCGAGGATTGAGCCGGGTTCGCTGGAGCGGGAGGCGGAGGGGGCGGCGTTGGCGCCGAGGGGTGCGGAAACAGGAAGCTCACGGCTTGGCCTTCGGGAGCGGCGGCAGGGCGTGGTCTGTGCCCTTCACCTTCGTGCTGCCGTCCCATCCTTCGGCCACATTGCTGGCCGGAACGACCTCGTCGGCCGTGTGGTAGTGCTGAACGGGATCAGGAACGGGCGCAGGTTCCGGCTTGGCGGGCTCGCCGACCACGAAGATGCGGACGCCCTTGTAAGTGGGAACATCCGGCATGGGATCGTCGGCGGGTTTTTCCACGAAGTAGGGCGACTTCTTCGCCTCTGCCTTCAGCGCGTCCATGAAGGCGTGATCGCACTCGATCTCGATCTGCCCCGTGTGGACCGCCTGGCCCTTCAGGAGGCCGTCCAGCGTCACGAACGGATCATCGCCCTTCTCGAACGGCTCCGGAGGAACCTGCGTCACGTGCCGGCTGCGGTCGATTACCCGGATGTCCATGTCAGTCTGTCCTGCCGAAGTTCGATGCAAAACCGCTGTAAGACGACGGACCATCAGCCAGCCGATAGCGGATCACGTGGGTTGATGGCGGCAGGCTATCGGCTTCATAGATCGGCATGCCCATGTAGGAACCGACGTAGCGCGAGCCGTAGGGAGCGGGCCATGGAGGCTGCGGACCATCGCTGTAGAATAGGTCCGACACCACCTTCTGCGACATACCCTCCAGGTGGACGGCTTCTTCCTCCGCCCGAGACAGTAACGGCCGAGCCTTCGCGGCGAACGCTACCGGCATCGCCAGCGCCGCAGCGACCCACCCGAAAAGACCTCGACGGTTCACCATGTCAGCGCTGGTCCATGAAGGCCTTGAACGGATCGTAGTCCGAACTCTGCCGAGGCTGCGGTAGCGCTTGCGTCATCGTCCTGCTCGCCACGGGCTCCGCGAAGGTCAAAGCCAGCGCATCCGCATGGTCCGGAGAGCGGCCGAGTTTGGCCTTGATAAGCTTCTTCGGCTCAAGGATCAATTGGTCGCCCTTGTAGGTGTAGGTGGTCTGGGTCAGCTCGCCGACGAGTTCGCGGCTGTCAGGCGGAAGCGCGCCGCCGTCCTTCACCCACTCGGACATCTTGAAGTACATCTCGGCCCGCCGGTTGGCGTATTGCTTGTCCGATGCGCCCTCAGCAAAGCCGATAGGGATCGCGCTCCGGTTCATCGCCGCCAGCGATTGCCGCCAGGTCCCGGCCCAGCCGCCCGTATTGTCGATGAAGCACGCGTCCACATGCCAATCGTCCCAGACGCGGGAGATTTGACCAGCGCCGACCGCGCCCGACACGTTCCGCATGACGCACGGCTTGAACGCGACGAGCCCTTGCCGCGGGAAGATCACGCTCGCGTCGTCGCCTTCATCGGCCACGTCGACCCCAAGGATGCGCGGCGCCCAGTCGATGTCCCGCTCCTGATACATGCGCAGGAACGCTGCTTCGACATCCTCAGGCCCGAGAAGCGCGTTGATCGACGCGGTCGGCCACTCGCCCAGGACCATGAGCTTCACGAACGGGTTGTCTCGCCCGTACGTCTTGATCATCTCCCGCGCCCACTCCATCGATATGCGCGGAGAGCGCTTCGGGTCGTCGGGGTCGCCCGTGATCTGCACCACCGACCACAGATGCTTGTGCAGCACGCAGGCGTCGTACAGCGCGCCCTCAAGGGAGTTCGTGTTCCCCGCCTGAACGATATGACCCTCGACGCAGGACGAAAGCGCGGCCTCAGCCGTGACCGTGATCGGCGTCGGAACCGAGCCCGACTCGTCGATCAGGAACATGATGTAATCGCTGTGCAGCCCCGCCAGCGTGTTCCCAAGCTGTGTGCTGTCCGCCGACTTCGGCCACGACCGCGCCGACATCCACCACGTGGCCGGCGCCCCCTTGTAATAGATCCGCTCCGTCTGCCACTCGAACAGCTTCTGCAGCAGTTCGGACTTCTGATGCCACTTGGACATCTCCTTCCACAGCCCATCGCGGAGGTTGTCCCCCGTGTTCGAGGTCGCGGCGATGTTCGGATGCGGACGGGTCAGCAGGAAGTTCCACGCCAGCCACGACAGGGTCGACGTCTTGCCCGGACCCTTCGCCGCCTTCATCGCGATCCGAGGCGACGTGGGGAACATGGCGAGCACGTCGTCTTGCCACGCGTCGGGCGTGACCCTGAACAACTCCCGCACCATCACGTGCGGCTTCTCGCGCCACCGGGCTATCTGGGTGGCTTCAGGACCCATGCGCGATCATTCCATCCCGAGCCGACCGAACACGACGCTCCACAGAGCAGACCACATCAGCACGTCAAACGCCATGAGGGCGCAGAAGGCCAGTTCCCACGGTGCGAGCGTCGATCGGCGCCAGGGGTGATTGTGGGGACGCAGATGCCTCACGCCCTCGGCCTATCTGGCGCAGGATCGCCCATCAAGAGCGCCGTGACATCGCGCGGCGGCTTGCGCTTCGGCGCCGGACCCTCAGGCGCACGCACGATCTGATACGTCCCCGGCTTCTGGTTCGAGCCCGGATGGATCACGCTGATGATCCCCTTGCGCTTCAGAGCGTCGAGAATCATCGACACTGAACCGGCCGCAAGGTCCTTGCACGACGCCGAAGCAATCTTCTGGAAACTAATCTCCACACGCCCATCCGCATCCGCGAACGTCTTCATCACCCGAAGGCATTCGTCCTGGTTGTCCGTCACCTCCGGCGTCGGTAACTCTGCGCCCAGCGGCAGGATCACCAGTTGATTGCGGTCCAGCCGTTGCACGTACTGGATGGCTCCACGCTCCGAGAGTTCATGCAGCGCCCGATAGACCCGATGCGCCGTAAGCCCGGTGTGAGCGATCACCTGAACCGCGCCGAGTTCGCCAAGCTCCGCCTTCGCCCACAGTTCCGGCAATGCCTCCTCGATCAACTGTGCAGCCTCAGCGATCACCGACGCAGACGCCGGCGCCTCATCCTTGTTCGGCCAGTCGTCCGGCGCCTTCCCGAAGTTGACCACGCACACGCCCGGCTCGATCGATCCGACCACGTGTTCTTCGACCTGAGGGGCGGCCGCGGTTTCCGGCTCAGGCTCGACCGCCATAGGTTCAACGGCAGCGGCGGCAACCTCGATCTCAGCCCGCAATGCCTTAACCTCAGCCGATTCCTCGGAGGCGGCGTCCGTTATGGGAATTCCCATGTCGGGCTCAACGACCGGCTCATAGGCGACCGCGACTTCAACGGCTTCAGCTTCGTCCGAAGTCTCCACCACCTCCGCAGGCGCAGTGTACGGCTCCCGCGGCCACTCGAACGGCTTAGCCGCCAGCGTCGCCACAAGCGCAGCCTCGGCCGCCGCATCCTCCGCGATGAACAGATCGCAGATTTCAAGCTGCTCGATGAAGTCGGCCCGCGCGTCCTCCTGCGACTTCTTGTGCCGCCGCACGCGCTCAAGCGTCTTGATCAACTCGGCCTCGGCGGACTCGTAACTATCGTGGAAGGCGTCCTCCTCGTCCCACTTGGCACGCTCGTCTGCAGTCGGCTCGCTCATGGCCTATCGTGTCTCCTCCTCATGGGTGAGGGCAGATGGCTCATCAATCATTATGAGAATTGGCCCCCGCTGTTCTATGCCATTGATCAATTCTTCTGCGCCCTCCACTCCCGCGTCTTTCAAGCCGTAAAGATATTCGGTGTTCTTCTCGGCTAAAACATGGGTGCCATCGCCCCAGTTGGCGCGCAGAATACCACTCAGGCGTTCGGGAAGTTCCATCGGAGCCCAAGGCTGCGGGCACCACCTTACGGACTTCATCTAACCCTCCCCTTCCAGCGCGGCTTGGAGGGCGGCGCGTAGGCGATTGTGTTCCCAAGCCGGCAAACACGGGCCCCCGCCGGCCTTCTGCCACGCATAAAGTGCGCGCTTCTCCATTTCCCGCGTGATCTCCACTGGCCGCTTGGGCTCTAGGGCGCGCATGGTCTTGTAGAGTTCCCTGATGATCACAGCGTTAGAGTTGACGTTTCGGTAGATCAGGTCCGCCCATCTGTCCTTAGCTGCGCGGACCATCTCGTCGGTGATCCATACCCACTCCTCCGTCACCTCTGGCTCTGGGGTCTTGGGAGGGGGTGCAGACGGCCACAGTTGATTGCTGACAGGTCCCCACACGGTTTCGGTCTCCTTCTCGGCCCAGTTCTCCGATGGCCACGCCGTACGCGGGCGCCATGCCCAGCACACCAGCGGTTCGCCAAAACCGCGATTGGACGGCCGACGCCATGCGCCATCAATCCATTGCACATACTGCGGAAACCCGGCCGTCGCGTAGGTGTATCGTCCCACGGCATCGATCACCGTCCCATCCTTGGGAGCGCTCGACATCGGGAACCAGCGCCGGTCGATCAGTTCGGCCGGGATCTCCATATAGCGAACCTCAGGCTCCGGATCAGGCGGCGACGGCCCAACGCCAGCCTCCGCGAGGTAGTCGCTGAGTTCAAGGATGAGCGTGGTCTGATTGGGTGGTTCCGGGCCGACTCCGCTGTGCCTATATCGTTCGGTCAGCCATTCCTGGAACGACTTCATGTGTTCGACTCCTTCATCTGCACCACGTTCAGTGGCGGCCATTCCGCCCGCAGCGTCGATAGCGCCGTCTCCATCGCTTCTATGTCGCCCTCGATCGCACACGCATCCTCGCGCAAGTGCATGAGCATGTGCCGAGCCTGGGCCACGTGGTCCTCTAGGAACTCGATCGCGCGACGGTTCGCGGCGAGCTGCGCAGACGGCAGGCGCTCAACGCTCATCTCGGCCAGAACACGAAAAGCCGCGTGATCAGCTCGTGAATCGGGAAGTGCCAGATGACGTGCATGGTAGTTCCTCCGTTGAAGTCAGTGAGTGTTGATCGGATGGCGTGGCTCAAAGCTTGTCGGGTCGCACGGCTCGGCGAACTCGATCGTTGCCGGCGCGCTCAGATAGATGCGTGCGCCCGATAGAGAGAGTTTAGACAGGCGCGCAACCTCGACCAAGTCTCGGTAAGCCGCGACGGCCGACATGAAAGGACCGTGAGGCATCCAGCCGGCAACCAGCCACCACCACCCGCGCGAATCGATCCGGAGCGTGGGCTTGGTCATGCGCTCACCCATACTTCGACGGCGGATAGAAGCCGCCCGAGGTTATGCCGGCCCAGAGGTTGGCGAGCCAGGAACGGCGGCGAGGCCGATAGGTGCTCGGACCATTCACGCCGGGATGGATTTGCGTAGGAACCACGTTGCAGCGCTTCAGCTCGGCGCCAAAGGACAGAATGCCGTCAACGCGTCCCTGCATCTCTCCGATGAATTTCCCGTCCTCCCGCGCACGCTCGATCTCCTCGAAGGGGTCAATCCAGCGATAAGGGTCCGCGTAGAACGTGTCAGGCTGGCGTTCGCTCATTTCTTCCTCGGATGCGTCTTGCTCGACAGATATTCGAGCTGCTTCAGTTGCCAATCCGTCAGTTCGAATCGCGGCGTCTCGCTGGCGAACGCCCAATTGACGAAGGCCAGCGGAGAACGTCGACAGGCTTCCGCGAGTTCAGCAGACGGCGGAGGCGCCGGAAGACGCTTATAGGCGTCCTTGATGATGCGCAGCGACGATCGGCGACGGCCCATCACTTCTTCCCCCGTGGATGCGTCTTGCGGTACTCGCGCATGTAGGCGGCGCGGTCGGCCGTGACAGGTTTCGACGCGCCGGCGCCAGCTTCCAGCTCGGCAACGCGTGCCTGCAGCTTTTCAATCTTCGCCGCCTGGCGCGTAATGATCTCGTCGCGCGGATCTGCCGATGGTTTCACCCGCACGGCTGTCGAGCGGCTGACCTTTCCGGCCGCCGCGTCCTGCATCCCCTCAACGATCCGACTACGGGGCGCCGATGGCGTGTCCGCGAACGCATGCCCCTCGCTGTGCCAGTGAGCCCGCGGCGGATCGCAGATGTTACAGAGAGGCGGCTTGACCATGTCTTACAGCGTAACACGGAACAGTTACGCGTAACAGCGATGTTTACGCGCCGTATTACGCTTCCGGCTCGCCCTCGGGATCGCCCGACGAGCCCGCAACCCGCGCCTCACCCTCGATAGCCGGCGTCACGTTCTTAGGCGCAGCCAGGCTTTCCAGGACCCAGTGTTCAAGGGTCACGGAGCCGGTGACGTCAACATTCTGTTTCGTCCCGTATTTCTTGGGCAAAAGCCGCTCCGCATACCATCTGCGATGTTCCACCCGAAGCCGCGAGCGCTGCACGGAATCCCCGTTGTAAGCTATCTCCAGCTCGCCGCGGCTATTGCGCCGCTCCATGAAATCATTGGTCCCGTCGTCAACGATGTCCGCGCACTCGTCGACCATCGTTTCGGCCTGATCATCCCGCGCCTGAGTGTATTTGGTGCGGAAAGCCGGCATGTCGCGCAGCCATTGAAAGACCGTTGTGCGGCTTGGCATTCCGTCAAGCGAGCAGATTGTTCGCAGGCTCATGCCTTCAGCGAGGGCGAGGCAGATAGTGTCAGCGATCTCTTCGGAGAAGATGGAAGGGCGCCCCCCGAGGGAAGGCTGCGCTGTCTCTATGTTTGGTGTGAGACCGAGATTTGCGCCGTCTGCCATGGCTTCAGGATAGTGCGTGAGCCCGTGTTTTGGCAACGGGCTTGACGAATGGGGGCAAGCGGCGGAGGTTAGAAACCAGAAAGGCCCCCGACTTGGACGAAGGGGACCTCTCGGCGAGGTGGTACGAGCACCTCTGTTTGCAATGCGTGCGTAATGTACGCGCAAGCAATTGCTCGCACAACCCCGGACATATCGCCTTTAGGCGTTCAAGAGTGGAATGTGGCCGCAAGCCAACGCCACGGAGTGTGAGCCGGCGACGTCCAAATTGAATGATGCGGGGACGAACTCACCCGCAGTTCTGGCGCGATCGCCCTATCGGTTGCGCTCGGAATACCGTTGCGTAGGAACGGCTGATCAAGTGGTGGAAGCGTAACCAGCCCGCTCGTAGAATGCGAGCCAGCCGATAGGGTGTGTCGTGGCTCCGGGGCGAAACCTCAGGGAATCGACAGCACATTTTGCCTCCAAAGGGTGAAATGTGCCTACACCAGATCAAGTTGCCTTGGGAATCATACCTCATGCCGACGCTGACCAGAGACGAGATTGAGGCCGCCAAAAGCCCTCGCGGAGGCTGGAAGAAAGCCACACTGGCCGCTTGGGGCGTGCCTTGGCCTCCGCCGAAAGGGTGGAAGAAACGCCTCATGGGGAAACAGGACGCCTCATCGGCGACATGGCAGACGAGCGAAGGTCGCACGATCCCGATTAACATGATGACGGGTCCGCACCTCGAAAATGCGATCGGCAAGCTCGCAGCATGGCTTGAAAGCGCTGGCGAGACGATGAGCGCCGAAAAGCACGCCGAAATCACGGAAAAGCTTGAGCGCCTACAGGCTGAACAGTTCCGCAGAATTGAAACTGAGGCGTCCGAAAGCCTTGATTCGATTGATTGGCGCCAGTTCTAGAACCCGAACGCCCGCTTGATCCATCCCCAGATGCTCGGACACCCGCCGAAGTGCCACTTCCGATGCACGAAGCGATAGGCGCCGGCTGGTGTACGGGCCTTGTGCGCGGTTCGGGTGTAATACGTGCCTGGCTTGATGGGTTTGCGGCATTTGTCGCAGCGATGGGTGCGGTTGGCGATTTGGACGGTGGGAGCGATCATGTGGCCATCTCCTGTTTAGCTGGCGAGCGTGAGAATGGACCGGACGATTATTTTGTCAACATCGTAATCGGCGCTTGCATTCCACAATGGGGTGATTACTATCTCGGTTGTGGCTCCGCCAGAGCCTAAGGGAGATTTGCAGATGTCCTACCGCGAAGAGTTCCCCGACTTTGACCCTGCCGACATGCCTGCGATTCCTGACGGATTCGACGACGTGTCGTGGCACAACGACACCTGCCCCAGCTTTCTGAACGATCGCGCGGGCCTGATCATCTTCGTGGATTTCGCCGACCCCGATCGCCGTGAGTTTCCCGAATGCCCGCGCTTTACGCTGGGCGTGTGGGACGGCGGCTCGACGGGCGAATCCATTGCCGATGGCGATGATTGGCAAGTGATCATCGACGCCTTAGCGGGGAGGGTCTGAGGTGGACCACCTCGACCACCTGAAAGCCATCCGAGGGGCAATGAGCGAGGCCTTACGTGCTCGCAGCGTGGCCCGTACGCGCCGGGAAAAGGCCGAGTGGGCGCACGTCTATCATGAACTGGGCGCCGTGCATCGGCACGCGCTCGCAGATTATCAGCACAGCGCTAGGAGCGTTTGAAATGACCCGTGACCAGCAAATCAAAGCCGATCAGGACGTGGCCGCGATGCACCTTCGCTGCGCCGCTACGTGTCGGGAAACGGCCGCTTTCGCCGCAGAGGACCGGACTCCGTTCGGCACGGGCTATGCCGACAAAATCGAAGAGGCTGAATATCACGAAGCCCGCGCGAAAATTGCCGCCGAGCGAGCCCACGAAAGCGATTATCTTCCTTGACTTCGTAATCGCCCCGTCCATAATCGCACTCACGGACGCCGCCAGCGTTCGGAACTGGAGATCGAAATCATGAACGCCTATTACATTTTCGACGGGGAACAGTGGCTTTCCGACGACGAAAAGACGTGGAAGGGCAATTTCCACCATGCAGCCGAATTCACGAGCGCCGATCTCGCGCGGGACATCGGCGAACGTGAAGGTGATGGGCGCACGATTTACATCCTCGCTCTTCTTCCTTCCTGACCTCCAACCGCCCCCAGCGTAGGAACCTGGGGGCCATTGGATGCCAGACCAGACAGGAGATTCCGCGATGACGCTAACCGATGCGGCCGAGATCGTTTATGCGGGCCAGCACCTTGTCGCCGGTCGCCCGTGGACGCATGACCTTGATGCGACGCGAGATCAAATCGCCCGAGAAGCAGTGCGGGATGCGCCGGAGAATTTGGGCGCCCTCACCGATTCGGGTTTGTCGTCGCTGTACTACAGGGCAATCCGGGTCGCGGCGTTTGACGAGCGCGCCACCTCGCGGCCCGCGCTTCTGGTGATCGGCCGCGTGATGGAAGAGCGCAAGCGGCGTGAAGCTGTCCCGGCCAAGGCTGAGGGGCGCGAGCCATGAGCGTTCAAAGCCTAGAGCGACATGATGATTATATGTCCTGGCTCTCTCGCCAGCACGCAGAGCGCAAGGTTGACGTTCCCGAGGGCGAAAGCGGCGATTGGTCCGTGTCCAAGTTCGAAGTTCCGAAGCATGATCTGCGCGCGCTTCGCTTGGCATTCGAGGGCCGTGGATTGCCTCCGGGCACCTACACGCGCTTGAGCCAGAAGGGAACGGGCCTGTTCATGTCCGACACGCCGGCCGAGTACCGGGATGCGAGCTATTTTATCCATCGCTCGGAGGGCCACGTTCTGATCTCCGGACTCGGTCTCGGCATGGTGGTTAAAGCGTTGCTGCTCAAGGAGGCTGTTGCGTCAATCACGGTGGTCGAACTTGAGCCGGACGTGATCAAGTTGGTGGCGCCCAGCTATTCGAACGAACGCCTGCGGATCATCCAGGGCGACGCCTACACCTGGAAGCCGGATAGCGTCTTTGATTGGGCCTGGCACGACATCTGGGCCGACATCAGCGCCGACGATCTGCCGGACATGGCGCGGATTTGCCGCCACTACGCTCGAAGCATGGCGGCTCCTGAGCGGCAAATGGTCTGGGGTCGGGACATCATTCGCAACAGTCGGTATCGGTGATGATCGCTCGTTCCACCAAATCCGACGCCAAGCGCTCGGCTCTCGCAGTCTTAGGCGACGATGCGACCGAGGGTGTTGACTTCGTCCTGGTCGCCAACGGCTCAGGATGGGCGTGGACGGGCGCGGAGGCGCTTCCGGCTACATCCCTACCGGAAACCACCGCACCGGCCCCAGCGAAGATGCGTCGCGGCGAGAAGCGGGACCTAGTCGTGGCCGTGCTCAGACATCCGGCCGGCGCGACGATGGGCGAGCTGATGCTCATCACCGGCTGGGGTCGTGATACCGTGCGCGGCTTCCTATGGGGAGCGCTGAAGAAGCGGAACGGACTCCCGGTCACGTCTGCTGATGAAGGCGACGGAGCGGGGAAGCGAACGGTTTATCGGATCGAGAACGGAGAGGCCATATAGCATGCAAATACCAACAGACATCGCGTCGGAGGTCTGGGCCAACGCCCGACCGACGACGATCGAGAACGAAGAGACGGGCGAAACCACGACGGTCCGCCGCGCTCTGCGGAAGGGCACCTTCAACCGACGCCTGATCGCCGAGAAGGACATCGACGGCGACAACGGCCGCACCTATGAATACGGCTACCACGCGACCAAGGGCTGGCGCCGGCGGGTGAAGCCGTGAGCGGCGGCGCTCAACGTGCGATCCAACGCGAAGCGAAAGCCGCGAAAGCTCGCGTCAAGCTGTACGCGAACTGCCCTCCGATAGGCGCATTCAGCCGCCAGGTAATCCGTCGCCAAGTCCGGCTGGACCTCAAGGCGCAGGCACGAACCGCAGCGAAGATCGAACTGCGGAATCGACGCAAACGCGCGAGGGCCGCGACATGACCGCTCGTCCTCGCATCCTCCCCCGCCGAATCTGGCAGGACGCCTACCAGGATTACATTCCGGAGAAGGGCGAGCCCATCCGGGCAATCCGGCTCCTGCACCAGATTCCCGACTTCCTCGCCTGCATCGGCGGCGTCGCCCTGCTGTGTACGGCCATCATCATCGCTTCGGAGATCATCCAATGAGAGCCAACCTCAAAGCCGTCGAGATCGAGGCCGAACCACCGGTCGACGAACCGGCGCCCAGCGCCGCGCAACAGGCGATGGCGGCGCATGACGCTTTCCAGCGCTTCGCCGAAGAAGCCACGACGGGATTCACCACCGACCTGCGCAGGCTCGCCGTGCAAGCCGTCGAGATCGCCGACATGGCCAGCCGTACGCCTGGCAGATCCATCGTCGCCGAGACCGCACGCCAAGTCGCCACGGCTCTGAACCTTCAAGCCGACGCCATGGATCGGATCAGGTCATGAAGTGGGCCGTGATCTTCGCCGTCAGCGCCGCAATTCTGATCGGCGTGGCTTCGCTGTACGGAGTGCGGCACGGATGAACGCCCCCGGCATCGATAACCCCGTGCTCTACAAGTGGTGGGCCAAGCTTGAAAAGCTCTGGGGCGGGGAAATCCCCGAACACCTGCACCGCGAAGCGCTGCGAGCGTACGAGATGGACGACACACCAGATCGCGCAGCCGAGATACTGAGGGCTTTCCAATGACCAGCGCCCACGACGACCGCATCCGCGGCAGATCCAAGGACCCCACCATGCCCAATGAACCGACGCCTCGGCAGATTGCGGAGTTACAAGATGACTTGCACAGCTACAGCAAAGTTTGTGGATGCCCGCTTTGTAAGGCGCGCCTTGACCGGATGCTAAACGCCCTTCCCGCCCTCCTAGCCGTCGCCAAACGGGTGGATGCAGGAAGGGAGGGGGAGAAGGGTCCGTGTCCGACGTGTGGACGGCTGACAGACAACGGCGGGGACTGTCCCACCTGTAAGCGCGCATGGGAAGGCTTCGCGCGGCATGAAGCTCTGAAAGCCCACCCCCCAGCCCGTAAGGAAGCGCGGGAGGAGATCGGATACGCGCTAGAGCGCATCATCACACGCCGCCTGTTTGAGCAAAAGATCGACGGCTACACGCTTGAAATGTCGCGAGAGCAGGCCGACGCCATCCTCGCCCTACCGTCCCTCCAACCCCCTGTAAGCGTGGGGGCGGGGTGGAGGCCGATTGAGAGCGCGCCGAGGGGTGGGACATTCATCTGGGTATTCTCGCCCGACACGAACCGTCGCGCGCTGGCTGCGTGGCAGGGGCGCGATGACGACGCCCAATGGTACGGTGTTGACGATATGGGCCGGACCTTCGCGTCCAAGAAGTATCACGAAGAGCCCACCATGTGGATGCCCCTTCCCGCCCCTCCATCAGATGGGGTGAAGCCATGAACCCCGACGCACTGAGGGAACTGCTGGTAAAGGTGGAGGCCGCGACGGGGGCGGATCGGGAGTTGGATCGTCTGATCTGTCTCGCTGTCGATGTTCCAAGCCTTAACACGGGAGCATGGTGGACGCGAGAAAATGGTGACCGCATCAATGTGGTCTACCCTTCCGCCTCTATCGATTCCGCCCTAGCGCTGGTGGAGCGGTGCTTGCCAGCGGCCGCGTGGCACAACCTCTTCAACCCGCACCACGGAGGCGGCGCTGGGTGCTCCTACGCTGGAATACAGCTACTGGAGCAGATGCACAGCTATACCGTCGCCCTTGTCGGCAAGCGCGTGCCCCTCGCCATCCTCGCCGCCCTTCTCCGCGCCCTAATCGACCAGCCAGCTACAAGGGGGAAGTGATGGGCAACCGATCACCACAATACGAAGACGGCCGTCGCAACGGGATCAAGGCCTGCGTCGAGTGGCTGCACGCTGAGGCGAAGATGATGAACGATCCTCATGCGCGAGCGGTCCTGAACGACGCGGCCTTTCACATGGGCGTTCTGTTCAAGTCCCCAACCCCCGAGGTGAGCCGTGGGTGAACTGACGAAGGTCAAGCTCTGCATCCAATGCGTCCATCGTTGGGCCGCTCTGCCTCAAATCGGGGGAACGCAATTCCAACCCGTCGCACCGTGCGGGCGCTTCCCCGAATGGCGATTGGTTCACGCCCGCGCCGAGTGTGACGGGGACCTTTGGGAAGCGCGCATTGAGGCTCCTAGTTCTTCAATGGTGTTGCGGGACGCGCAGCGGGTTGTGATACCCCGCCGGCAGGTAGCGCTGAAGGTCGTGCTTGATGTAGTGGGCGACCGCCAGGCCTTGTAGCTTGTCGACCATTCGATGGGTGTAATCCTCCCAATCGGTCGTCTTGGTCAGGCCGAGATAGTTGACGCGGCCGACCTTGTAGAGATCGACGAAGCCGTGCGTGGCATCCACGATGGACAGCGACGCCTCGACGTCAATCGTCGGCTCTAAGCTGACCCATGTGAATATCCCGGCCTCGTGAAAGCGGCGAAGTGTCGCCACCCGGTCTTCCGGGTCTGCGGCACCGCGCTCCCACTTCCGGGAAAACCGCTGGTCCAAGCTGGTCAGCGTCGAGGCGAAGGCGTCACGGGCTGGTCGGAACAGGTCGATGTCCCTCAACGCCCGCGCGCCGCCCTTCGTGAGCGTGCAGATCGCCAAGCCGTGGGCTTGCAGTTGTTCCAGCGTCCAGCGTGTCAGCTCGTGGTGAGCCGGCGGATACGGGTCGGTCGTGAAGCTCAGCATCACCTGCTCAGTGATCCCTAGCGATTGATATTTCGCGGCATCCTTCAACAGCCCAGCCTCAAAGGCCGGTCGCACTACGGCCCCGGCATCGAACTCGCCGCGATCCATGCGAAGCACCTTCGGGACGTAGCAGTAGGCGCACTTGTGGCCGCAGCCACGGTAGGGATTTGTTGCCAGCGGCGCGTACTCGCCGGCCTGGCCACGAGGCGCGTAGATGATCGAACACCCCGCGACCGAGACGCCATCTGGACTATGCGCCATCGTTTTCGCTCCTAGTTCTTCTGGCTAGCTGATGACAAATCCGACCGTCTCGCCGCTCTTCCGTGCGACCTCGCGGGCGCGCTTCAGGACGGACGAGGCGAAGTCGGCGGCTTGCTGCGGCGTCATCCCGAGCC